ATTAAAGGTTATCACCCATTTATCAGAATGGTATTCACTAGCAACACCGGGGTGGTATCAAACATTTTGGCAAGATGATTTGCCGATACGCTTTGTTTTTACGTAGCAAGGTGTTATAATTACAATGTGTTTGATATACTTCAAATAGTTCCAGGAAAGAAAAGACTATCACAAAGCGGTTGGCATAGTTTCAACGCTGTGTGTTGCCACTACCGAGGTCATGGTGCTGACAAGCGCGGCCGCGGTGGCATACACATGGATAGTGATAACTGGAGTTATCATTGTTTTAATTGTGGATTCAAATGTGGGTTTATGTTGGGTAAACAACTCACTAAGAACACTCGCCAGTTACTGGCGTGGTGCGGCATGGATCCAGATGATATTAATAAGTATAGCCTAGAAAGTTTGCAACACAAAGACTTGCTAGATTTTGTAAAGGCTAAACGCGAAAAGAAGAAAATTAAATTCAAAGAGATGGATTTGCCTGATGCAGAAGTTATCGATTCTGAAAATCCTAAACACCAAGTTTATGTAGATTATCTACGAGGTCGTAGGATAGATATAAGTAGATATCCTTTCATGTGTACTCCGGATGAAGAAGGTAGGCAAGCCAATCGTATCATCATACCCTTCACTTTTGAAAATAAAATAGTGGGTCACACTAGTAGGTTCTTAGATGATCGAAAACCTAAATTTATCAGCGAACAACAGAGTGGTTATCTATTTGGTTATGATTTGCAGAAGCCAGAATGGCAAGTATGTATTGTAGTTGAGGGTATATTTGATGCATTGAGTATAGATGGTTGCGCATTGACTACTAATGGTATCAACGAAGAACAGGCAGAGATATTGAGACGTTTGAATAGAAAGATCATAGTAGTTCCAGATCAAGATAAGAGTGGTATGGATGTGATCAATCGCGCACTTGATTTTGGTTTTCAAGTTAGCATGCCTAATTGGGAACCGGGAATTAAAGACGTAAACGATGCAGTAATAAAATATGGCAAACTCGCTACATTACTAAGTATCTTGCAATCAGCGACTAATAGCAAAATAAAATTAGAGATTAAGAGGAAACAACTTGATAAACGACTATAACATTGATGTACAGACATTGTTTCTGAGAATGATGGTCACGAACGCAGAACTTTATACTCGCGTGATGAACATCATGAATGCAGAAAACTTTGATCGTAGATTGCGACCGGTTGCAGAGTTCATAATAGATCATACTAAAAAATATAATGTCATGCCAGATCCTATACAGATTAAGGCAACGACTGATGTATCTACTGAACGATTAGAGGAACTTGACGAAGGACATTATGATTGGTTCTTAGAAGAATTCGAAGCATTCACTAAGCGACAAGAACTTGAGAGGGCTATTCTTAAGAGTGCAGACTTACTTGAGAAGGGCGAATATGGACCTGTAGAGAAACTGATCAAAGAAGCAGTTCAGATTTCTCTACAGAAGGATTTAGGTACTGATTACTTTGCTGATCCTCGTAGTAGATTGATGGCACTAAAATCTAATAACGGTCAAAACAGCACAGGTTGGCCTATACTTGATCAGAAATTGTATGGTGGTTTCAATCGAGGTGAACTGCAAATCTTTGCAGGTGGATCAGGTTCTGGTAAGAGTTTGATCATGCAAAATCTTGCAGTTAATTGGGCACAAGCGGGACTTAGCGGAGTATACGTCACACTTGAATTGAGTGAAGGATTGTGTTCAATGCGTATTGATAGTATGATGACTGACACTAGTAGTCGCGAGATTTTTAAAGATATTGATAATGTTGAGATGAAAGTCAAGATGGTTGCTAAGAAGTCTGGTAACTTGCGCATCAAATATATGCCAGCACAAAGCAACGTCAATGATATCAGAGCATATGTCAAGGAATTACAGATACAGACAGGCATGAAGGTTGACTTCTTGTGTATCGACTATCTTGATTTGATCATGCCAGTCAGCGCAAAAGTAAGTCCAAGCGACTTGTTCGTAAAGGATAAGTATGTATCTGAAGAACTTAGAAATCTAGCAAAGGAATTAAATGTCTTATTCGTCACAGCATCACAACTTAACAGATCAGCCGTTGAAGAGATCGAATTTGATCACAGTCATATCTCAGGTGGTATTAGTAAGATTAATACTGCGGACAATGTTTTTGGTATCTTTACTAGCCGTAGTATGCGTGAGCGTGGACTTTATCAGATTCAATTGATGAAGACACGTAGTAGTTCCGGGGTAGGTCAAAAAATCGAACTCAAATTTGACGTAGAAACATTACGAATCACAGATGACGGATCCGATGATTCCTATAAGGTTCAGCCCTCAGGAGCGCAGTTAATGCAGAAAATCAAGACTACTAGCGAAGTAGGAACTACTCAGACTGCCGAGAAAACTGATCCTATAACAGGGGAGATAACTCCTGATTCAGGTAAGGTTGTACCCGACGTACAGAGCGCAAAACTCAAGAGTTTATTGGCGTCACTTAAGAAATAAAAGATCCTATTCCAGATAAATACTGTAAGGAAAGAACTATGCAAAAGCGTACCCGTAGCCTTCTAGAAGAACTGGAATTGATCGGTAATAACCGTGATATGAATCACATCATTGAGAGCAGGGCTCACAATGTTATTACCAGTGCCATTAATCTATTAGAATTAATCAATCGTCAATACTCCCCAGACAAAGCCGAAGTACTTGAGAAAAAACTATTAAGTGCTATCAAGGGCAAGGACGCGGCAAGGTTCGCTAAGTCACTGAGGAAGAAAGATGAGAATCAATGAGTTAAATACGTTCCAGAATCTCGCTAGAGGTCTGGCCGGTACAGTCGCATCAGCGCAAGGTACTAATACACAAGGTGTAGGTAGTGCTATGGCAAGAGCCAAGAAGTCAGGATTAAGTGCAGAAGATCAACTGGCACAGGATACATTCGTACAAAAATTCGTTAGTAGAGGTGCTAATGCGTTAAACACTGCTATTCAGCAGGGACTGGTAGACGTTGATTCAACTGATTTAGGAGCCGGTAATGCAACAGCACAACCCACTACGCCGAGCGCAGGAACAACACCTAGCGCACCTCAAGCAGGAGGAACAGCAACACAAGCCCCCGGTACTGCCGCAGGTGCCCAACCCGGTGCCGCCCCGCCAGTAAAGGCTGTACAGCCCGGAGGTAAAGCACCCGGTAATCAAGCAGTACCTACTGGTCAAAAGCAGGGAGCAGCCAAGCCAGAAATTGATGTCAATGTAGATAAGATTGTTAGCGCAATGAGAAAGTTACAGCCAGCCGGAACTAAACCGCTTCCTCCAACATCAAAAATAGCACAAGAAATTACTAAGGATCTTGCAAATGTTGCCCTTAATAAGGATTACTTGATACGTGTAGGCGACAAGATTCTTAAGTTAGACAACGCTGGTTACGATGTTAAAAACTTGCACCAGCAGTTCATGGGTCAATATGCTAAGGGAAATAAGCAAAAAACTATTAGCGAAGATAGACTAGAAGAGATTTACAATAAGTTAACGTCAGTAGAAAGATTTAGAAACGCATTGAAGAAATCAGGATATGATCCTGATCTAGCGGTCAAGCGCATAGAGGCATTGATCGCAAAACAAAAGAAAGAAAGAGAAGATAGAGATAAGTTCTTAAGAACTAATGAAGGTATCATGGATAAGATCAAGGGCGTGTTTAAGCGTCCGGGTCAACCAGCAGCCGCAAGCACTGCCCCAGCACAAGGCGCAGCACCGGCAGCAGGTCAACCAGCAGCACCATCAGGTAAACCTAGCCTAGGCGCATGGTTCCGCGATAATTTCATGAAGGGCTTCTTGAGAGGGATCAATTTAGGATCCTCACAGCAACAGGTTGATGACATACTAAAACGTATGCCACAAAGTTTAAAGGGTAAAACCTTGAACAAAGACTTGACTGATATAGCACAAATTGCTTGGGCTGTTTCAGACCAAGGTAGAAAACAAGACACTCAACCTTAAAATGAATTTCAATAACGAACAAGAATTCTTTCAGCATATTCGTGAAAGGATGCGTCAATTTGATCAGGATGCTTTGCGCCTAAAAGAAGGCAAGGGGCACCTCGATCATCCAGAAGATTTAGTAGTATTAGGAGACGTTGCGGGTGCAAATCAAGCAGTTAATTCTATATTGGCTACTGCTAAGAATCCTAAAACAATCACTATTAAATGGGATGGGTATCCAGCGTTGATATTCGGTCATGGTCCAGACGGCAAATTCAGCATTATGGACAAACACATGTTTAATAAGAAAGACATGTCAGGTCGCAACGTACACAGCGCAGAAGAATTTATAGAATACGATAGAGCGAGGGGGGTGGATCGCGGTGAACTTAATACTCTCATTACAAACATATGGCCCGGTCTTGAAAAAGCAAGTCAAGGAACTAAGGGCTACTACTGGGGCGACTTGCTCTTCGGCAAACCTTTACAAGATCAAAAAGGTCTGTATAAGTTTAAAGCGAACCCTAACGGTATAGCGTATACAGTAGATGTCGATAGCGATATAGGTAAATTGATCACAGGTAAGACTGCGGGTATTGCTGTGCATCAGTTTATACCTGCTAATGCCGCTACTACAGATGAATCAACACCATTGAATGGAACGATAGGGCAATTAAAGAATGATAGCGATGTCGCTATCATTCCTAGTGCTATGCCTATAGTTCCTAATGTAAAGTTAGATCAAGGCTTAGTCAATGACGCTAAGGCTGCTATACGTCAACATGGTCCTGCTGTGCAAAAACTAATGCAAGCACCGCAGGCTAGAAATACATTCAATCAACTATTCACTACATATATCAATAAGAAAATCGTCTCGGGCGATCTAAATGACATGGCTTCTGGATTCATGGATTATTTTGAGACTAGACCCATGACTCCTACTATGAAGCAAAAACTATCAGATCATATCAATGCTAACAAAGCAGGGGTGCAGGGTCTGTTTAGCATATGGGTGGCTATCTATAATCTTAAGAATCAAGTCGTACAACAACTAGCACAGCAAGCAGAACAAAGCCCCGTCAAAGGCTATCTACAGAGTGGCCAGCAAAGTCAAGAAGGTTTTGTGTCAAATGGTTTGAAATTTGTAGATAGAATGGGCTTCAGCCGTCAAAATCTTGCTGGCCAACGCTAGCCAAACCAACATTTTTTTGTGCCAGGCATAAATAATAGTATGAGACAGTAGGTCTCACAACATTAGGAGATTTTAAAATGGCACAATTTACAAGAGTTAATGGTGATCTTAAGCCAGTTCTATGGTTAGATCAGCCAGATTACACAAATTCAGGCGTTAACGCAGTTTCTTCAGCCTTGACAGTTCAGCCACAAGGTCCAAAGTTGGACTTCTTCACTGCAACTGCAAACGGTGCTTTGACAACTACACAAGTTAACTCAGCAATTCAAGCGATTCAGCAATTAGCAACTATCCACATCTATGAGTATACAGACGCAGCTAACGACACATTAGCATTCGCTATATACCCAACTGGTGCATGGACACCTGCTGCTCTAGTATTAGCACTAGAGAACGCAGATGGTCCCGCTTGGGCAAATGCTGTAACTGTAGCATCATCAGCAACTTTCACTAACTAATCATTAGTTTAAGTTAACAAACAAAGGACCCGAGATTTATTCTCGGGTCTTTTTTTTGCCTTAAATAACAACATGCACAGGATTTCCTGCTATACGTTATTTGACATTACAAAGACAGGTGTATTGAATCGCGCAAGGCCGGGGGATGATGTAAAAGATGTGAATGATTGGTATAGAAATCGCAACACACAATGCAATTTTGATACTATATTGCAAGTTATATCATTGCGAGCCCAGCCCGATGTCATCAACGATCCTGTGCGGTTAGAGATTGATTTAGATAAAGAGTCATATTTCGGAACTATGCTACAAGAAGATATCAGAGTTCCTGTATGGAAGTTTGATTTTGAAGTACAGCATAATCGTGTGTTTGAAGATGGAATTTCTGATTTAGGATCATTATATAAAGATTGTGACGGGGTGCCCATGATTCAATGTGATAGTCAATGGCACAAGTCAGGACAAAAACTTGATATAACTTTGGAAAAAAGGAACATATATTTTGTTAAATATGAATATGAATAAGTCTTATCTAGCGAACAAGATAAAGGACATGTTTATCGTCAAGGAGTATGACGGTAGTTATAACCTTTTTGGCACCTATATAATAAACCCTGAAAAGACCGGTATATTCAAGGTTGTCAATATGCTAGATCCATATGCAGAACAAATAGAATTTTCCACACTTAAATATGCAGTAACCTATTGTGTGTTTGAGAAGAATCGAAAAGATAAAGAGACCAAAAGACTTAAAGAATTAGATCGCTACATAGGCGGTTTAGAAGTATCTATAGCACAGCACAAAAAGCTGATGAATAGCAGGGATATTCCTGATAAGTTTATCTATCTAGCAAAATTGTTAGAAGACCAACTTAGAAGGAAAAATGCTTTGAAAGAGATAGAAGCATATGCATCTATGTCCAAGCATATACAGACTAAAAAGTATCAAGAATCTAAGGATGAAAAGTAACAGATTCTTGATAAATATAACTATTAATGTGGGATTTTAACCATGAGACTCAATGAACTAGATAAAACAAACGTAGCAGAACAAGCCCTTAAGGCTAATTTCGATGTCAACCTTGACATGTCAAGATTGAATCGCGCACAAACTAAAGCCATGATGGAACGAGTATTCGGTCTCATCAAAGAGGCTAAAGCAAGCCCTGATTTCTACAAGAATCATGCTAGCCCTTCATACATGAAATTAGTATTCATGGCTCAGGCACTTACTGAGCATTACAAGAATACTAAGGCTGCTAGAATAGTTGTTGAGAATGAAGAAGTCGAAAAATCACAGGTCATCTTGGCAGCACAAGATATGCTTGACAGCATTCAAAAGATGATCGAAGAAGTTAACGACATGTTAGTTAAAGAACTACCTGCATTAGCAGATAGTATTCAATCAGAAATCGGTGTAGAACAGTCTGGTACATTCAACCAAGTAGCAAGCCAAGCCTTGACTACTTTGAATCAAACACTAAGCCAGACTAAGAGTGAGATGAAGAACGCCATGAATGCATTGACTGGCGTTGGTAGTCCAGAAGCACTAGGTGCACCTCCTGCAGGCGGTGAAGAAATGGCAGTGACTGACGTTGCAGCCACATCAGGTCCCGGCGGCGAAGAAGTAGTCGGTGCTGAAATGGGTGCTGAAGTTTCCCCGGACTTAGAAGAACCAGAATCTGAACCAGCAGGCGGAGTTGGTCGCGAGTTGAGGTAAAATGCACCTCTACGAGTTAGTCAATGATCCTAAACTTGTTAAGTTGATTGCGGCAGTCGATCAACTTAACACCGCATTGGATAGCAAAAGAATTACAGATAATTGGACTATTGACAAACTTCTCACATATTTTAGAAAATTTGATCTAACGCTATCTAGAGACGATTTGTATTCTATGATACAAACGAAACCTCTTAAAAATGTAGTTAGCAATATCGAAGGTGACACTGTTGTGTTCAAAGGATTACCGCAACAACCACAACAGACTGAAGCACCTCCGCCCGAGCAGAGTCAAGAAGTAGTAGCACAAATGGCTAAATCAGCCATGAATAAATCTTGATGTGAAATTTATAGTTTTAGATTTAACAACCGGCAAGATAAGAAATACTCCTGTAGTATATCTTTCAACATATTTGGAAGATCATGGTTGTACGCAAGTCTTAGAAAAACCAGACAATGAATTCTATTTGATTATAGGATGCATCCAACTTATGCGTTGGTATAATAATTCACATACTTACAAAGACATCGAAATCATTAACGATGTTAAAAATAATAAAGCCGGCTTAATTTTAACAACAAATGTAGACTCATTTGGATTATTACCAGTTGTACATCGTGAACGAGATCCGGGAGGATATTATAATAACATCACAAAGTATAACATCGTTGAGAATGTAAATATCGGATGTGACTCTTTAGGTATCGATTCTAAGTCTGTCATATACATAGATACTAATTATAAGATACATGATTTATTCAAAAAACATGGCTTGTCTGCATTCTGGAATAACATCTTTGAAAAACTCATGCCTCCTATAGATTTGAATACGATTATTCAAGATATAAAAAACAAAAAAGACAGAGAGAAGAAATTTTTATACTTGGGCGGTAAGGGCAGAATTCATAGACTTCCTTTTGTGAATGAGTTATTAAAGATACCTGACTTTAAAAATGATTCTTTCTTATCTACGGGTGGCGGTAACTTTATAGATTTTTTTACCAAGGAACAAAAATGCATAGACGACATAGTTTTAGACATAGAAGATATCAGAGACATACCTGAAAATTTATGTCTTGCCAATAACAATTATCATGTCAAATCATATGTTAATATAATACCTATGAGTTATTTTTATTTGGATCACACCCACTTAGAAATAAACGAAAAACTTTTTAAGCCGATCATAAATTTCCAGCCATTTTTAATATTGGGACAAATAGGAACTCTACGTGTGATGCATCAGTTGGGTTATAAAACATTTGATAACTGGATAGATGAATCATACGATACTACTATGAATGATGATGAACGATTCATAAAGGTATTGAACGAAGTAAAAAGAATATCTAAGATGAGTACTATAGAACTCAATGACATGCTTTTAGACATGCTGCCAACATTAGAATATAATGCGAACCTGCACAGGACTAGATATCTTCAGAAAGATTATTCGATATTGGATAGAATATTAAACAAATTTAACCAATCAAGATGACATTCGGTATGATTAGTGATATTATAAGGAATAACAACTATGATTAACGTGACTGATATAGCCAAAAATAAGTTTTTAGAACATATCAAAAAAAGAGGTAGAGGACAAGGAGTTCGTCTAGGAGTGAAGACCACTGGGTGTTCTGGTCTAGCATATGTATTAGAATTTGTAGACAGCCCGGACGAGACTGATATCTCTGTAGATCACGGCGGGTTAAAGTTTTATGTTGATCCTAAATCTATGGTTTACCTTGATGGGCTTACTGTAGATTTTCAAAAGAAAGGATTGAATGAAGGATTTGAGTTCATTAATCCTAATGAGAAAGATCGTTGCGGCTGCGGAGAAAGTTTCAGAATATGACAAGGATATCCCACATCGTCACTAATGGGTGTAGTTTCACTGAAGGCAACGGTCTAGCAAATAAAGAAGAATCCTGGCCACATAGACTAGCGCAACGTTTAGGAGTAGACGTTGTTAACATAGGTAAAGGTGGTTCTGCAAATGACACGATATTACGTAGAACTTATGAATATTTCTACGAAGACATTCATAACAATAATCATCCTTTATATGTCATCATGTTTTCTGCTATCACTAGAAAAGAAAGATGGTTTGAGGGTAAAAAAGAGTACGGGACATATGACACATTTCAAAAAGATCCCGGTAGTGTAGACTATGTGTTGAATTATAATATGGACTACTTTTATAAACGAACCATGTTATATAAAAGCGCATTGAGAAATCTATTTCAGTTGCATGACGTACCCTACATGTTTAGTCTTGCTATAGAAACATTGAACGGTACCGAAAAAGATTCAATGTACGAGAAAATGAGCAAACAAGCACCTAATCATTTTTCTATATTGTGTGGTGATAAGAACGATATAGGTGATCTAGCACACATTACTGAAGGGTCACCACTGACCCCTTGCGGTCATTGGGAACGTGAAGGACATACAGCAGTTGCTCATCATCTTTACACAAAAATTTATGAGAACTATAAAAATATAGAAATTGCACCCAGTAAAAATTACTTGAATAAAGAAACATACGTAAATGCATTTGAACCCAAAGTTAGATTATGATTTATATCCCCGACAAATACCCCTATAAAGAATTGAAGCGCGAGACTATTAATGGCTCACGAAAATATATGACCCCTGACGGACACGCGGTCCCTAGCGTCACTACTATACTTGATGCGACAAAGCCTGAAGAAAAGAAGCAAGCGTTGCGTGAATGGCGCAAACGTGTAGGTGAAGAGAAGGCTAAACAGATAACCACTGAGGCTGCGGGTCGCGGAACACGTATGCACAAGTGGCTTGAGAATCATGTAAAGACAGGTGATACAGGACAACCGGGAACTAATCCCTATAGCATACAGAGCCATCAGATGGCCAAGACCATCATTGAAAAGGGACTGATCAATTGTCAGGAATTCTGGGGTACGGAAGTTAGTCTTTACTTCCCCGAGATTTATGCAGGAACTACAGACCTCGTAGGAGTTCATGGTAATAGTGAAACGATCATGGACCATAAACAAACAAACAAGCCTAAAAAGCGTGAATGGATCGATGATTACTTCCTTCAATTAGCCGCATATGCATTAGCACATAATGAAGTATGGGGTACTAAAATACGCAAGGGTGTCGTTTTCATGTGTTCTGCGGATAATCAATATCAAGAATTCATTGTAGAAGGGTCTGAATTTGATAAGTATACAGACCTCTGGTACACCCGTTTAGATCAATATTACACACAGTTCCTGTAATGTAAAAGCATAAATAGTTGTACTACTTGGTGAATGTACAACTATGTCTATATTACAGATTTCTAAAATACAGCAACGTAGCGGCGATTTAGTCGATCTACCTCAACTTGATGAAGCAGAACTAGGCTTCGCCTCCGACGTAAAAAAACTGTTTATAGGTAAAACCTTAGGGGAAACTCAGAATATTGAGGTTCTCACTGCATTTAGCGAGATCGCATTCGATCAAATAGACGGCGCTGTAGGTAACCTGAACATTAATGGTACCACATTGGCTAATGGCCAAGTGTTATCATATGATGGGAACAATTGGGTTAACAAAGGCGGCGGCGCAGGTGGACTAATCAATCTAGGAAATGTCACTGACGTTTCTATATCAGGTGGTGAGATCGGTTATGTACTCACTACTGACAGCGATGGTGGATTGAGTTGGACCCCAAAAGGTCTAATAGTACTAGACATACAAAATATATCAGCAGCACCAGCATCCAGAATGACATTGACAGAACCGTATCCTTTGAGTTCTGGTGTTGAAATAACTGTTCAATCAATATTACCTGGATCAGGCGCCAATACACAATATGCAAGCACATTTAACGGTAATGTGTTTTGGTTGAAATCAGTACCGGGCAATTTACAATTATACGATATCTACTCAGACGCAGGATTGACCAATGCTATCAGCACTACAGGTTTTGGAACTTATCCAGGCAACGGTATCGCTATATTCAATACTACTACCGCTAACGGCGGTTTAGTTGCAGGCGGCAACACAAGCATACAGTATAACAACGGATATGATTTTGCTGGCGATACAGTACTGACATGGAATTATTTAAATAATACATTGCGTGTAGGTAACGCCGTAACCCCTACACCCGGTAATCTAGTAGTTACAGGTACTACAAATTTAGGTGAAATATCAAACGTTACTATCACCGGCGGTGAACAATATCAATTCTTGAAAACAGATGGTAATGGTGAATTATACTGGGGTAACTTAAGAGAAGATCCAGTAGGATATTATTTCCATAGACAAGATACTGCCAGCGTTACATGGACAGTAATACACAATCTTAACACACAATTTGTAGATGTCACACCAATCAATGGCGCCGGATACTCATGGACAGGTAGATATGATTATCCAAGAGTAACATTCGTTAATGCCAACGCAGTTTCATTGACATTCAATTCTGCTGAATCAGGATATGTCGTAGTAGAAGGTGACAGTGCGAATACAGAAACTTATTATTTGCATACACAAGCCGCACCAAGCACAACTTGGAACGTCACACACAATCTTGATACGAGATATGTAGCAGTAACACCGGCAGATACAGGCAATGTATCTGTCATAGGTGAATATAATTATCCAACAGTTAATTATACTGGTGCAGACACATTAACATTGACTTGGAGCACAGCAGTAGCAGGTAACGTATCAATTGTAGGTAGTAATTCAATGGCTGGATATTACTTACATGATCAAACAGTTGCTAGCACAACATGGACAGTCAATCATAATTTAAATACAAGATATTTAAGCGTCACCCCAGTCGATGCCACTAACGTCAGTTATGTAGGAAGATATGATTATCCAGAAATTTACTATAATACACAGAATCAATTAACGTTAACATTCCCTACTGCTGTTACAGGTAAGGTCGCTGTGATAGGTAGCGGCGGCTATGAATATCCCGCCGGTGGAGTAGATACATCTGTTCAATTTAATGATGGTGGTGTGTTGAATGGAACTACAGCCTTCACGTTCGACAAAACATCAAATACAGTAAGTGTTCAGAACCTAAATACCACTGTGATCACTACTGGTGCAGCAGCCACTTCAGGAACAATCACGGGTAATTGGACTTTAAGTTCCGGCTCAAGATTAACAGCAACATATGCAGACTTGGCTGAATTCTATTCGGCAGACAAACCATATTTACCTGGTACAGTATTAGAGTTTGGTGGTGATGAAGAAGTTACTGCCGCATCATTGGAAACGAGTAAAATAGCAGGTGTTGTTTCAGCAGAGCCGGCATATGTCATGAATGGTGCTATACAAGCACAGAATCCTGTCATGGTAGCGATGATGGGTAGAGTGAAAGTAAAAGTTGTTGGTTTGGTGAGCAAGGGCGATATGCTTGTAAGTGCAGGTGACGGCTATGCTAAATCATCTAAATCACCGCAGATAGGAACTGTTATCGGTAAAGCGATTGAAAACAAAGTTGATGAAGACGAAGGTTATGTCGAAGTCATGGTAGGACGATTATAAGATAAATACTTTATCAGGAATAATATATGGCAGCGGCAATTTATACACCAAGCGGATCAAGTCAACTTACATCAGTAGCAACTACTGAGAAGGTCCGTATCTCCACAACAAGCAGTGCAATCGCTGTAGCAGTGGGAAACAGTTCAGTAACAGCAAATCTTACTGCCTGTGAAATTATTCCTGCAAATACAGTCAACAATAGTTTTATTGTTGGTGAAGGCAATTACATAGCATATATTAGCGTGAGTGGTACTGGCATATTCTCTATCACAGAACTCGGCATGCCAATCGGCGAATAATTCAGCGTAAAAAATAAGACTTTTTTGATAAATAAATCATATACTCTCATGGTGAGAGTTTATGCGGTACCCCGCCGCGTACCGGCTAGAACCCGGCATTATAGGAGATAAAACAATGGGTCGTCCACTTAAAATCGCGAAAGCGCAAGCCGTTATTACTATCACAGCAACTAACGGCACAACAGAAGTTGTAACTACAAACGCAAATTTTACTAATCTAGGTATCATCGCTGGTATGCCATTCATTCCAGCAAGTAACGTTGGTAACCTAGTAGCAGGCACAACATACTGGATATTACAAGTATTGAACGCCGGCGCAAACAGCACATTCACTGTTTCAGCAACACAGTTATCAGCAAACCCAACATACACTAAGTTCAACTTAGGTACAGCAGGTCCTGTCACTGTAGCGGCATCAGTTGGTGTTGTTGATGCTTATTTCAATAATCCACTAGGTGGTGCAGGTTATCCAGCAACTAACGCTAATACATATGGCGTCGTTGGTGGTAACACAGCAATCTATGGTTCACAAACATTAATCCGCGCGGCTATCGGTGTATCAGGTACAGGTACAATTAGTGCAAGCACAGCAAGCACTACTGTCACCGGTACTGGCACTTTATTCACTACTGAATTATCAGGTGGTGAGTGCATCACTGATGCAGAAGGAAATGTATTAGGTTTCGTTGATACAATCACTGATGACACTACTCTTGATCTACTTGCAAATAGCAACGAAGATTATGATGGTGCATTCGTGTTCGCATTGAACGAGGCAGGTTTTATTGTTCGTCAGAAAGGTAAGACAAAGTATCTTGTTACAGGAACAACTAGCGGATTGACTGCGGCTTGCTATACAGCAAACGTAGCCAACGCAGCCTTGACTCCAAACACTTTCAATATCTTAGCAACTTATAGTGATGCAAGCACTAAGTTTGTATCATCATTAAATGACTATAACAGTGAAGTGTTCCCTGCACAGGTTGCAGCAGCATCATTGGTAGCAGGCACAGTATATACCATTTATAAAACAGGAACCACAAACTGGACATCAGTTGGTGCTTTCTCTAATATGACTGGTGTTACATTCACTGCAACCGGAGCAGGTTCAGGTACAGGCACAGCAGTGCTAGCAACTGTAAATCCTGATGTGATTGCATCGTTCAACTCTGCTATCGCAGCGAACGCTTTGGCATCTCTACCACCTGTAGTAACTATAAGCAACGCTTAATAGGAACATACTATGTCTACAAATGCCGCAAAACGAGTAGAACAGGCCGAGACAGAGATCGCAGTTCTTCAAGTTCGCATCAATGTTATTGATGAGAAAGTTGATGAATTAAAAGTCGAAGTTAAAGACCTGCATGACTGTTTAGATAGGAACATGGATGAGACTAAAGTTATCCTCAAAGAATTTCAAGAGGCTAATAAAAAATCTCATGATGAACTCGCCGAAAAACTTGGCAACATGGAAAAAATCAAATGGATGCTAATGGGAGCGGCGGCAGTTCTAGGCGCTACGGGCGTTGAAGCATTTAAGATGTTCTTGAAATAAGTCGAACAGACTTAGTAAAAACGGGGCTTAGGCCCCGTTTTTATTTTCAGTAAGGCTCTTCAGTTTCTCTTTTACTATATCAATATTGATAGTACTGAATAACCCAGGATGCATTGGTTTAGGATGTTGATCAGCCCCTATCCAAGCATAACCCACATGCTCATCGTTGAGATAGGGAACAAATTCTTCATCGACTGCACAAAAGAACGTATGGTAGGTGAAACTATTATTAACGAACTTTTGTATGGGTACTAATTTTGGATCAGTAGGCCAGAAATTTACTTCTTCCATACACTCGCGTTCTAGCCCTTCTAGCAACGTCTCACCCTGTTCAATTTTACCGCCCGGCACACCCCAAGCAAAATTGGCATCACTACGCATCAGATATAGAAATCTGCCCGTTGTAGTACAATAAAAGAATATGCCAGCCGAAGTATTTTTCATTAAGACATTATAGCAAAAACAATATTAAATGACAATACTATAATCGCCCTGGTCATACCAACCTTCATACGATTTCATCCATTGCCCTTCTTGGTCAACGTAGCGATATTGGATATTAGTAGTTAGATTGGTTACATACTCCACGACAGTAGATGCACTAGCATCGAAACTCACAAACCAATCTCCAGTACTGGCATCATATTGTATGATGTCGTTTGCTTCTGCTATCAAAGAACCCCAAGCCACTGTGCTAGATCCGGTGGTGCCGATGTCTTCTACAATCAAGTATCTACGACCGTTAACAGGTCCGGGCAACCCGGCATTTGGCCCCGACAATTGTGGATTAACCACTGCATCCACTGGGGCTAATGTATTTTGCGGTAATGTATCTGGATCGATATCATAGATCAATAATCGATCATCGACTGGATCAGGAACTATAGTACCTACTATGTCATCCTCCATATATGGATTTTGTAACCATATTTGACTGATGCCCGGCTTCACTTTGCCATATACGTTCAATAAACTCTGCCAATACAGATTAGTATTAGGAGGGGTCGGGTCATTTAGATCCGTGTTAGGCGGATAGAATGCAACATCTTGAGGTAATAATTGCAATCTATTACCTATCAACAATACTTTATATCCATATGGTGTTATCTTTTGTCTTGTACCCAATAATAAATCCTCATCTTGCATATCTTGTAGTGCTTTGCCTTTGTATATGCTTGCGATGATTTTGTGTATGACGCCCATCTTTTTGAGTTTACTGCTAGTACTCAACCATATAGGCATATAGAATTTCCAACTTAACACATCTATGGGATTACCTGTACCTTGCGGTATACTGCGACTACTGAATGTCAGACCATCTTGATAGACAACACTCAATGATGTCCAGTCAACAAAATTATCAGTGCTTTGTATCTCTAAACTAGGATTGAATATCGTACCTAGTTGTTCGATCAATTGTAATTTTTGATTATAATTCGTAGTCCAGAAATCAACTTGCATACGTAGTGTATAAGGTACAGGCATCAATCTTTCAACTGTGAATGCTTGACCCTGGGTAGTTTCATAACTTTGAGTTTCTGTATTGTATGCACGTTGTCTGACATTTACTTTTTCAATAAATGTAGGATTTTGCATCCAAGATTGATTATATTCTAGACCTGATATCCAATAAGTTATGATAGGTGCACTAGGCAAATTGCTTGCGCTATTATTAGCGATCACTGTGGATACTTGTCGGCTTTGATCACCGTACATTATAGGAACACGTATCAATATGTCATTACCGTTAGGGTCTTTGCCGTTGGTCACATACCAGTTACTAAAAATTTTAGCGAACTGTAGTAAGAATCTGCGTATCTGATTGTCGTAAAAAAATTGTGCCATGTGTTACTCTTATGGTTGGGGCGGTAGAATGTCTGGTGCTAATTCCAAGATACTTGATAATGGTTGTGCAGAAGGTATCACTTGCTCTTGGTTGTTGTTATATATCACACCTTCATTATTAATGAATTGTGACTTTTGTGCTTGATCGTCTGCTGTAAATCCAGTTTCTGTTCGTACATTAGTGCTTATGCGAACCCATAGTTTTCCATCCCAACGATATAATATCTGCGGCATGTAATCGATACGCAAGAAGTAATCACCTACTTGAGGATTTTGCGGGAACGCTATACCTGCACCACTTGGGTATCCGTTAGGTGCAGTACCGTCTCCTGTGAGATATCCTGCTTCATAGCCGAAACTTCTTGGGCTTGCGCGACTGATATATTGATATGCTGGATCGCAGTCTGCACGATAGTCCATAGTATTTGGACCATATGGCTCTGTACCGGTGAATCCTGATTGAGTAGGATCCTGATCAGCAGTAGCATATGTGTTGTCAGCAGTACCGTATGGTCCAGTGACTGGACCTAAAGACATCACTGATAATACCTTATTACCTTCTAACGCACCTGATCCGCTACCCTCACGTAATTGCATTGGAGCAGTCTCAGTCACTTCTATGTTTGCCTGCACGTGGACATCCATCTTAGTGATAGACATATCCGCAGTCATATCCCATATGCTCTTTAATAATTCTTTGCTTACTTTGATTCCTGCGCTAGGATTCTTGAATTTAGGATTGCGCATGAAAACTACAGTACCAAATGACCCTGTGCTTGGTGCGCCGCCGCTGTAAGTGACTACATTGATAGGTGGTGCGGGCTGATTTAGTTTACCTGATAATGTGTTATTAGTCTCATAGATACCGTATGTAGGAACAACATACAGGTCTTTGTTGTTGTAACCTGTTTTGGGTAATATGCGTTTTGCTTCTTCAAGTTGCGCGTTATTAATCTCAATGTTCTTATTATATGTTGACAAGATATCTTTGAGATTTTGATTAGGATCAAGTTGCCAATATGTTGGATTAGGTGGCGCGATGCCTGCTGGCACCTCAATCAAACTTATATAATTCTTATCTCCATATGTGATTACATATCCAGGAGGATATACTTTATCTTTGTCCCAAGGACCCAACCAATTGTCTTTGTTGATTGGTTCTGTTAATATCTGTGTAAATTCTTGACTATCTACTAATGGCTCACACTTAATACGCCATAAGTGTGGATACCATGTCTGACTGAAACCTTCGCTAGCGAAGTTGGCGTCTGTTATGCTATAGAAACGTTTCAATGCTACCGGTATCGTTTCTTTCAATGGATTGTAATCTAACAAGTGAGGTAATTCTAATACGTCACCGACCATCAATTTGCGACCAATGATATCGATCATGTCGTTATAATGAACTGCGATGAATATGATGTCGTTGTTTAAGAATAATCCGAACTGGCTGAGGTCAAAGTCTAGATTCTGTACGCTATAATGTCCACGCAATCTATAAATGTTAGGATCGTAAACTCTATCGCGATTTTCCAAAAACAATAGATCCTGTATCTGTGTAGGATCGGGACTAACATATTGGGGTTGTGTATAGTCTGCACTAGGGGTCTGAGCGTTAGGACCCATGTATTTGTGTATATAAAGATCGGTACCGCCAACAGTCAGTTGCTCCGAAATGGTCTTATCGAAGAACTTGTAATCGTTAGTTTTGGTTGGATGATATAGCGATAATTTGGGCATACATGTATTTAGTCTAGTATTCAATGGCTTAAATAGGACTTGACAATGGTATTTAAAGGTAGTAAACTAGATGCTAGTGTTAATAAACTGGAGTAGCATATATGGCTCGCACCAAAACGCATGAAATTAAAGAACTGCACCCTAGGGATGCTGATACGAAGTATTTCGGTCCCGAACCCTTTTTTAAACAAGATGAATCTACTAAGTGGAGTCTAGGTAATGCACTAACTTGGTATGGGCATTTTTACGATAAGAAAGATGCCCGAGAATTTATTGCCCAATATCTTGAATTCAAGGGCAAGTCCGAAAAAGCAAAACTGATTCGCCGTGTTCCAGACAATAAAGTTGTCACTAGCAATGGTTATCTTGCTAGGTGTTTTATGCGCGGTTATGAATCTGAAGAACACACACAGCGGCTTGATGATGAGATCGAACGTATGATCCGTACTATTGAGGTTGCGCAGACTGCTGAGAAGCCGGTTACTAATCGTCCCAATGTACAAGAAATCATGCGTGAGAAAACGCATGAAGCAGGTGGAGAACTTGAAGGCCTCTGGGATGAATACATTCAAGATGGATGTAAGAAAGAAAATAATATCAATACCATAAGCGTGTTGTCTCAGTACAATATTCTTCCACAGCACATTCATATCTTGATTGATGCTTGGACTAAGAAGTTGAATGAGTATACTGAATTGCAGGCAGGCAAAGATGAACAGTTGAACGAAGCCTATGCACGATTCGGTAAGATTCAGATTCGTAACATCATTGGTACGATTGAATCAGTGATTGGCGAACTCAATAGTTATATCAATATTAAGAAGACTGGTCGCAAGCCACGTGCTAAGAAGCCCGTCTCAGTCGAGAAGATCGTTCGTAGCCTCAAGTATCTCAAGACGTTCAAACTTGATAAACTTGAATTGGTAAGCGTACCACCTACTAAGTTGCATGGTTGTGCTGAGGCTTGGGTCTATGACACCAAGAAGCGTAAACTGCATCACTATGTTGCTGATGATTACGCAAAGAGTCTTACGGTTAAAGGCAATAGCGTTCTTGGCTTCTGTACCAAGCAGAGCGAAATTAAGACGTTGCGTAAGCCTGAAACTCAGATCAAAGAGATCATGGGTAGCAAGCCAGCGGCACGTAAGTATTTTAAAGATATCAAGGCTGTAAGTATTACACCCAATGGTCGCTTTAATGCTGATATGATTATTTTGAAGGCATTTTAATATGACTGATTCATTCGATCCAATAGAAAAAAGAATGGAAGCATTGATGACTATCATTGATACTGCTATTTTTTCAGCAGAAAATCCACATGATCAGTTGATGTTAGCGTGTGCTATGATGCAAAGAACTAGAGAGATTTTTGATCAAGTACTAGGCGAAGATGGTAGAAAAAAAATGTTCAAGGAGTTAGTATGAATAATGTCGATTTAAACAAATATATGGAATTCGTAGAGGCTGTAACTAGCAAAGAGAGTCATGATCTTACCACGTTCATGAATCAGTTAGATAGGCTTGATGGGAACTATGAAGCATATGGACCCAACGGCGAATACATGCATGGACCGGATATCAACGTTCCATTGTTGCTTTGTGGTGCTATCGGTCTAGGTAGTGAGACTGGCGAGTTTCAAGAGATCGTAAAGAAGATCACGTTTCAGGGTAAGCCGCTTAACAATGAGACATTGTTTCACATGAAGCGTGAACTAGGTGACATCATGTGGTATTGGGTCAATGCTTGTCGTGCATTGAATCTTGATCCTAATGATGTAGTAGCCGAAAATGTCAAGAAGTTGCAGGCCCGATACCCGGGCGGACACTTTGACGTATTCCACAGCGAGAACCGCAAAGAAGGTGATTTATGAGTGCTATCCGAGCTAAATTGTTAAAAGTAAATTTTGATCATTTATATTTTCCCAATGCTAAACATTGTAATGATGGTAGCATGGGAAGAGAGATCGAAAATGAATTACGCCGTCAAGGTTTTAATGTTAGATCGGATAGTGTCATTGATATGCCTGACCTATTATTAGAAATCAAAACTAGAAAAAGTTCTAGTAGCGCCGCGCACACAGTGGGCACTATGACACATACTAATATATTGGCTAATTCTTGGGATAAAACCTCGTTCAAACAGAAATTACAAAGCCAGTATAGAGTGATTATTGATGTAGAAACCGGCAAAGTGGGTAAAGCCGCAGTCGTGCATTTTCATGACGACCCTGATCTACAGAATGAGTTGCGTAAAGCATATGAAGATGCTAGATCGATTTTGCACGATCATTACTTCCAGACTGGAACTATACTTGAATCCTGTAGTATCAAAAGCAGTAAAAATAGCCCTGCGTTTTTAGAATATAAAGACGGAAATAGTTATGCTTTTAGGATCACAGATTGCGGGATGAAGAGATTTATACAAATGGCAGGGACCGCCCCGGTGTTCAATAGTCTTTTCGAATGATAGGTATTCCGATAAATACACATATTAATCGGAATATAACATGGCTGCGGATCCACTATCAACACCAACTAATGCTAACTTACAGCAACTAAAAGACGCGATGTTCGACAACCTAAGGTTACGCTTAGGTGGTGACATCATCGATCTTGAATTAGATCCTCAGCATTATGAGGCAGCATATGATTATGCTATCAAAGTGTATCGTCAGAGAGCGCAAAACGCTACTCAGGAGAGTTACACTTTGATGACTATCATAAAGAACATTGACACATATACGCTTCCTAGCGAATTCATCAACGTTCGTGCTATTTTCCGTAGAACTGTTGGTCTTGAGACTGGTCCTTCAAGCACAAGTTTTGACCCATTTAGTAGTGCTATCCTCAACACTTATCTGTTGAATTATAACTATACAGGCGGCATGGCAACATATGATTTCTATGCTGGATATGTAGAATTGGCAGCACGTATGTTCGGTGGATATGTCACATATACATTCAATCCTGTCACTAAAGTATTGCGTACTGTGCGTGACTTCAAGGGAACAGGTGAGCGTGTATTGATCTGGGCAGATATCACACGTCCTGAGACTGAGATATTGCAAGATCCAGGTGCTGGCATATGGCTCGCTGATTTTATCTTAGCACAACTCAAGATTATCATCGGTGAAGCCCGTGAGAAATTTGGTACCATTGCAGGCCCGGGTGGTGGTACGAGTTTGAACGGTACTGCTATGAAGAGTGAAGGCAAAGCCGATATGGAACGTTTGCTTGAAGACTTGAAGCGTTATCAAGATTACAGCCAGCCATTGACTTGGATACAAGGCTAATACACGATTTAGGCATGTTAAAGATATTCAATCCAGGAAGACATATAGGAGATGTCTTCTTGAAAGACTACCATAAAAACTTTCTACCTTTTGACATAGAATTTCAAGATTGGGAATATGTCACTGACATCAAACAGGCAGATATCATTGCATTACAAGGGCATGATTTGTTTCCTGAAATAAATCTAATACAAAAAGTAATAGAGATCAAAAGTCTTAATCTAAGACCAGAACAAAAATTATTGTTCCTTCATATTTTTCATATTGACAATGTATTTGCCGATACGACTTATTATCTTTACATCAGAAAATTATTAGAACAAGAAATACCCAATGATATAGTGATAGTGCATCCTAACTTTGCACAGCATAGAGAATTATATTATGATTTTTTATGGAATAGGCAAAAGATATATTTCACAGAGTATGATAAGATCGATTTAAAAGATAGGCTCTATACTCATGGCACAGACGCAAAAAGTTTTGCATTAAGACCTATAGAAAAACACGGTTCTATGAAAAAGTTTTTGTGTCCTAATCGCATATATGATTTTCAACATCTGCGTTTAGAATACAGGAAAGACTTAGCATATTTTTTAGAGCCGTATGCTGATCAAGGTTATGTTAGTGATCCTGTGAAAGGTAATATACTAGAAGCAGAAAATTCTTTTACTAATAAGTTCTTGGCTGAAGGAGGATGGCATCCAGTAGCCAATCGATATTATGAAAATACATATTTTAGTCTGTATTGTGAAACATTGACTGGTAATATACATAAAGACAGCCCTTATAAATCTATAACAGAAAAGACCTGGGACCCATTGATCAAGGGGCACTTTATATTACCGTTCGGCTATCAGGGCATGATAGATCATATCAAATCATATGGATTTCTATTTCCTGATTGGATCGATTATACATATGATTACATAGAAGATAATGAGCAAAGATTCGAAGCATTTTTAGAAACTGCTAAAGAACTATTAGAATTGCCCATTGAAAGTTTGCATGAACTGTACGTCAAAGACAAAGAGATATTGGAACACAATCGTAAAGTATTTTGGGACAGACCTTATGATTCTCTGCATGATAAATTAGTAAAATTTTTCGATATAGGTAACGAAACACATTGACAAGTCCTACATAGTATAATACAATATATACATTCAATATAAAGGGCCTAACATGATTGTAGGAATCGCTGGGTTTATAGGTAGCGGCAAAGACACAGTAGCAGATTATTTGATTCGATTTAAGGGCTTTCAGCGAATGAGTTATGCTGGACCCCTCAAGGATGCAGTAGCAAGTATTTTTGGTTGGGATCGTGAATTGCTAGAAGGTAGCACACGATATAGTAGAGAATGGAGAGATCAAGTAGATCCTTGGTGGTCAGAAAGACTAGATATCAAGCATTTGACACCTCGCTGGGTACTTCAACAATGGGGAACTGAAGTGGGTCGTAGGGCTTTCCATGACGATATCTGGATCGCTAGCATAGAAAACAAGTTGCGCGGTATACGTAATAATGTAGTAATCAGTGATTGCAGATTCCCCAATGAACTTAAGGCTATCAAACGTGCAGGTGGTACTACTATACGTGTATTTAGGGGACAAAATCCCCCATGGTATGATGCTGCCGTGACATTCAGCAAAGGGTTTTATAGTCCCGGGTATAAGTCTGCTGTAGAGATATTAGAAAAGCACAATGTTCATGCTAGCGAATATAGTAGTGTGGGCTTAGAGTATGACTGTTATATCGATAATAACGGAACAATCGATGATCTACATAGGAAAGTCGATCTAATAATCAACTTGTAAGTCACCCCTCTTCCAAGTGACTCGTTGACGTTTTACTACCTCTACGCAGTTAAGACATATAGACCTTAGATTACTGAATATGGTATTTCTGAGGTCTCCGTCTATGTGAAACACCGTCATCTGTGCGGGATATATGCTTTGAAAGCCGCATATGTCACATATCGCTTTCTTCTTGTATCCTGCTCGTACCCAATTAGTAGGTCTTGCTTTAACTTTATTTTTCTTTTTGCCGCATTCATCACATATACTGCGGTAATGCTTCACCCCGTCGCGGATATAATTAATCGCCCTAGGGTTCTTGTTACATTGCTTGCATATCGGCCTAATGAGTCCCATGCATGTATTTATTAAATAACCTTCGAAGGTCTCATTGTCCTCACTTTTTTGATATCTATACTAAATAATAGTAAGCGTATTAGGGTTGTTACCCTCAAAATATAACATTATAGGAAACAATAAAATGGCACTTACATCACCTGGCGTAGAAGTTACAATCATTGACCAAAGTCAATATCTTCCTGCCCCAACAAATTCAGTTCCTCTTGTAGTTGTAGCGACAGCACAAGACAAAGCAAACCCGAACGGTACTGGTATTGCACAGGCAACAACTGCTGCAAATGCTGGTAAGTTGTTCCAAGTCACAAGTCAACGTGATCTTGTGTCACTATATGGTACACCGTTCTTCTATGAGACTGCTGATGGCACTCCAATTCAAGGTTATGAATTGAACGAATACGGTTTGCTAGCGGCATACTCATCATTGGGTGTGACTAATCGTTGCTACGTATTAAGAGCAGACATTGATTTAGCAAGTCTAGTAGGTCAGACAGGTCGCCCAACTGGCGAACCAGAGAATGGCGCTTTCTGGCTAGATACTACATCAACTACTTGGGGCATCTTTGAATGGAGTGCTTCAACTAGTTTATTCTCTAACAAACTTCCATTAGTAATAACTGATTCAGATAATTTAGTTGCTGGCAAGCCAGCAGGTTATCTAGGAAGCGTTGGCGACTATGCTGTTATTGCAATACAAAATACAGCAAGCCCAGCAAGCCCAACTGCAAGAGAGTATTTCTACAAGAATCCTAACAATACTTGGGTAGCAGTAGGTTCTATTGAATGGCAAGAAAGCGTACCTGCAGTAGTCGGTACACAGAGCAATCCAACATTGAACGCAGGTGACAAATTCAGCGTAACACTAGCAGGAGACTATCCGATAGAGTTAGCAAATGCTGAGATCATAGTACCTGGACTAGGTAATAACACAGTTCAAGGAGTCGCGACCGAGATCAATAACTTAGGATGGCAGGGTATAACTGCTTCTGTTAATAGTTCAGGTCGATTACAAATTTTCTGCGGTAATTCAGCAGGTATCAATCTAACTGCTATCACCGGTACTGTATTGGCTGATATGGGCATCACACCATCTATCTATTACCCGCCTATAGTATATTATGCTACATCAGCAGGTATGCCATTATGGGGTGCTGGACAACAAACACCTCGTCCAACTGGTTCAGTATGGTTGAAGGTAGGAGCATCAGGAAATGGTCTAGTCCCTTCAGTCAAAGAGTACGATGCAGTAGCAAGTGCTTGGAGATCTAAGAGCGTATCATTAGCAATAGGTGATGCGGCAGCCATAGCGGCGCTAGATTCAACAGGTGGCCAGGCTATCCCTGCAGGAACAGTATACGGTCAATATGATTTCAATGCTCAGTTCGATGAGAGTATGGTTTATCTATGGAAGCGTCTAGCAACTGGCCCAACTGTAGTTACAGGTACTGACACAGCACCAAGTTTTAGTACAGGCCCATATACTGCTAATGTGTATATCACTACACCAAATAGCACAGGATGGACAGGACCATATGCATTCTCATTAGCAGATAACACATTTGCTGAAGATTTCGTAGCAGCATGGCAAGCGGCAGTCATTCCGTATACAACTGCTACAGTAGGCACTGATGGTGCTATCCAGATCACTCATACACTTGGTGGTAGCATCATGGTAGATGATATCAGCCCAACAACTGGTCTAAGTCAAAACTTGATGAGTCAGGCTGGATTTGTGGCAGGAACTACAGAAGGCTGCAAGACAGGTTTCTTCATCAATACAACTTTCACAGTAGGACAAAACACTACTTCAGGTGGCGGTACTGGCGCTCAGTTCGTTGTAGACAAATTAAACTCGGCTGATATGAAGACACAGCAATATCATGTCACTGCTTTAGCAGCAGCGGGCACTGGTTACGCAGTAGGTGATAGCATCACAATCAATGGTGCTAACTTAGGCGGTACTACTGGTACTAACGATCTAGAAGTAATAGTGGCAGTTATCACTGGTGCTGGCCCAACTGGTCCTATCAGCAAGATTGCTATATCAACTAATAGTGACGGCCCTGCTCCTAAGAATGGCGTAATGTTGAGTAACTGGGTAGAATTTGACTACACAGCAAACGAAGGCGCGCCGACAGAGATTCCTGCAAACGGAACTAACTGGTTCTATAGTGTCGCTGATGAATGTGATATCATGGTAAATACAGCAGCAGGTTGGAGAGGATATCGTACAGTAAACTTCAATAGCAATGGCTTCCCACTACCAAGTGGTGCTAATACTACAGATCCAAACGGACCTATAGTAAGCGCAAGTTTGCCAACTACACAGAGTGATGGCACACCATTAGCATATGGTGATATATGGGTAGACACTAGCGATCTAGAAAATTATCCAGTAATCTTGCGTTGGCAGCAAGTTGACGGTGTTGATACATGGGTATTGATCGACAACACAGATCAAGTTTCAGGTTCAGGTATATTGTTTGCTGATGCACGTTGGTCATCAAATCAAAATACAATCAACCCAGCAAATGATCCGATTCCAACAATCAAGTCATTGTTGCTAAGTTCAAACATAGACTTAGATGCTCCAAATGCAAATCTATATCCAGTAGGTATGTTGTTGTTTAACACACGCCGTTCAGGATATAACGTCAAGCAGTGGAGAAACAATTACTTCAATTCATTGAGTTTCCCAGATCAAACGATCCCAACTATACGTAGCACATGGGTGTCAGCAAGCGGCTTGCAGTCAAACGGTGCACCGTACATGGGTCGTAAGGCTCAAAGAGCAATGGTTGTTGCGGCAATGCGTTCAGTAGTAGATACAAATACTGCTATACGTGATGAAGATAATTTCTTCAACTTGATGGCAACACCTAACTATCCAGAACTACAGCCTAACATGGTTGTATTGAATAGTGATCGCGGTGAAACAGCATACATCTTAGGTGACACTCCAATGGGATTACCTGATGATGCAACAGCAATTCAAGCATGGGCAACTAATGCTGCAGGTGCTACAAGCACAGGTGAAACAGGTTGTGTAACTCGCAACACTTATCTAGGCTTGTTCTACCCAAGTGGTATCGCACTAGACTTGAGTGGTAACGAAGTGGCAGTTCCAGCATCACACATGATGTTGCGCACATTCTTGCGTAACGATACAGTCGCTTATCCTTGGTTAGCGGCAGCAGGTACTCGTCGTGGTATCATCGATAATGCATTGAATATCGGTTACTTAGATCGTGATACTGGTGAGTTCCAAGTCATCAAGACACGTATCGGCATCCGTGATGTGTTATACATCAACTTCATCAACCCATTAGTGTTCTTCACTGGCAACGGATTGTTGAACTATGGTAACAAGACATCATTCAATAGTCAGAGTGCGTTGGATAGAACAAACGTAGCACGTTTGATCGCTTATGTCCGTCGACAGTTGACTATAGCCGCAAGACCATTCGTATTCGAACCAAATGATCAGTTGACTCGTCAACAGATTGCAGGTGTTATCGAATCACTATTTGTTGATCTTGTTGCTAAACGAGGCATCTATGATTACTTGGTAATCTGTGATGAATCTAACAACACTCCTGCTAGAATAGATCGCAATGAGTTGTGGGTAGACGTAGCAATTGAGCCTGTCAAGGCTGCTGAGTTCATCTACATCCCAGTTCGTGTCTTGAACACAGGTGAGTTGTCAGGAGCGTAATAGAAAATATAAAGAGAGCCTCGCGAGGGGCTCTTAAATTGATAAATACTTTAAAGTAGGAGAATTTACAAATGGCAACAGCCTCACAATCATTGTTCAACATGACAGTAGCATCTGATAATGCCGGTGGCAATCAGGGCCTGTTAATGCCAAAACTACAATATCGCTTTAGAGTCAACTTCTTGAATTTCGGAGTTGATGCTGCAGGCGGATTATCATTAACTAAACAAGTAGTAGACTGCACACGTCCTAATTTAACATTTGACGAAGTAACACTAAACGTCTACAACTCAAGAATCTATCTTGCTGGTAAGCATACATGGTCAGAACTAACAATTAACGTTCGTGACGATGCTTCAGGCACAGTTTCAAGAGCGGTAGGTCAGCAATTGCAGAAGCAGTTAGATTTCGTAGAACAGGCTTCAGCGGCTACAGGTCAAGACTACAAGTTCCAAGTTAATATGGAAGTGCTAGATGGCGGTAACGGCACTAGTGCTCCAGTAGTGTTAGAAGCATGGGAGTGCTATGGTTGCTTCTTAAAGGGTGCTAACTATGGCGGCATGAACTATGCTACTAATGACCCTATGCAGATCGCATTAAACATACGTTATGATAACGCAATACAATCACCGTTATCAAGTGGCGTTGGCGCAAGCATAGGTAGAATCTTATCAGGCGACAGCGTAACTGGTATCGGCGGAACAACCTAATAGTTAGGAGTTCCTGACTATGGCGGGATTCGTTCAAAACCTACTTAAGGACGCTGCCGGAGCATTCTTCGGCAGCGATTACCTTAGAGATTACACCCACGCCAGCAAGACGTTTAGGACTAATAGTTATCAAAATGCTCCTAAACTCAAATTCATATTTCATACCTACTTTAATATCAATCCAGAAGCGTGGCCAGATTCAGTAGATAAAAATATAGGCTTATTAGTCAAAGAAGTAAAACTCCCTGCATACAGTTTCAACACTGTGCAGTTGAATCAATATAATAGAAAACGCATAATACAAACTAAGATTAGATATGAACCTATAAACATAACATTCCATGATGATAATGATAACCTCATCAATAGAATGTGGTATGCTTACTACACTTACTATTACTCAGACGCAACTAAACCAACTGTATTCTTAGGCAAGAGAGGTGCTGTACCTCCCAACAATGGTCAGAGTAATTCCACACAATCAACCAATGCTGATTATGATGTATCAAACATATATGATTATAGCATTATGGGAAATGATGACTGGGGGTATATAGGCGAAACATCAACTCCTCGATTAGGACACAAAGTACCATTCTTTAAAAATATAACAGTATTTGGTTTCAATCAACATAGTTTCACAGCACATACTTTAATTAATCCAATCATCACTAATTTTAACCACGACACTTATAGTTACAACGAAGGCGGCGGCGTGATGCAAAATTCTATGACAGTTGATTATGAGACTGTCGTATATAATGAAGGCGCTATAGACGGTAGATCGCCCGGCGATATCGTTACTGGATTCGGTGATCAAGCAACATATGATAGAAGAGAAAGCCCTATACAAAAAGCAGGGGCCAATGGCACTATATTGGGACAAGGTGGACTTGTAGATGCTGCCGGTGGATTTGTACAAGACCTAGCATCCGGCAATCTCTTTGGAGCAGTTCAAAAAGCAGGCACTGCATATAATACTTTCAAAAATAAAAATCTTAAGGTTACTGCTAAACAAGAATTAGAAGGCATGTTAAGACAATCTTTAGGTGGGTTCGGTAGTCCGATAAGTACAAACAGAAATATATTGTTTGACATACCAAATAAGTCAGTCACACCATATACGATAGGAGTAGCAGGGGCGCCTACAATCAGCAACTCACCTACACCTAACCCAGTAACAGTAGTACCTGTAGCAGGACAACAGGTAAGGAAGTAATATGAGATCGCTAGTTAATGTACAAGTATCAGGTATTGATAGAACTATAAAAATCTTTGATAGTTTTTACAATCAAAGCATATCTATACCTACAAATCAATATGATATCGTATTAAGTTTTTTCAGAGATGTATGCGAGACAGACGCAATAGCACAAAATTTTACAGCATTTCTTTTTAAAGTATCACAACAATCAGGCTTAGATGCAATCGAATTATTAGAAAATATCAAAGGCACATCGAAAAACAAACTTCAGTTAAATCAAACTCTCGCATACTATCTCAATAGTTTTAAATCTAAAACAAGCCTATATGGTGTAGCGGTAATACCTAAGCCTGTACAACCAGTGGCGCGCAATGTAGTTTTATGATATGGCAAATTTTGCTCAAGGCCGTTATCACGTAAGAAATAAACAAAAGTATATAGGCAAAGGCGCGCCTAAATATCGTTCGGGTTGGGAACTAACATTTATGATGTTTTGTGATAATCACGATAGCGTCATTCAATGGGCTAGCGAGTCTATTCAAATCCCATATAGAAATCCGTTAACGGGAAAACAAACTATATACATACCTGACTTCTTTGTATTATACCAAGACAAATTGGGACAGCAGAAAGCAGAAGTAGTAGAGATCAAACCTAAGAAACAAAGCCTAATTGAGAGCAGAGTGGCTAGCGCAAAAGACAGAGCAGTGGTAGCACTTAATCATGCAAAATGGGCAGCGGCGATGGCCTATTGCAAAAGGATAGGTTGTACCTTTAGAGTAATCACCGAAGATGATTTGTTCTATAAGGGTAAACGCAAATAAATACTGCATGACTAGAAAACTTGAAGAACTGTTCAACTTGTCCCAAGACGAAGAAAAATCTGAAGAATTTCAACTTCCACCTGAGACACAAGAGATTACAGTATCAGCATTAAACAACCTTGAGAAGATAGAAAATGCTCTACCTCAAGTGCGCGGACTTGAGACGGCTGACGTAGAGATGGATCAATTAGCGGACCTAGCACAGAGTAGTTATAAAGACTTGATGGATCTAGGTATGCAGGTTGATAGCCGCTTTAGCAGTGAGATTTTCGGGGTAGCCGGAACCATGCTAGGACATGCGATTACTGCTAAGACTGCTAAAGTAAGCAAGAAACTCAAGATGATTGAGTTACAATTGAAGAAGGCAGCACTGGATCAGAAGCAGTCAAGCAAGGACAAGGAGATTGACAATACTCCTTTAGGGGAGGGTAAATCGTTAGATAGAAACGAGATACTTAAGGCACTCCTAGACAAAAAGACGGATAAATGATAAATATTAGATACGGGAATTATAAGATATGAAAAGCCTAAAACAATACATTGCTGAAAGCGTACATTTGTACGATGTTACAATCAAGATCGCAGGTGAAGTTGACAAGAACTTCTTGGACCTATTCATCTACAATCTTAAGAAGTTTGAACCAGCAGGTCCTATCACACCCAAGACACTTCCTATAGCGAAAGATGTCTATGGTTTCCCCGGAATTAAAAACGAACCAGTAACATTGTTAAAGTGCAAGTTCCGTTATCCATGCACAGAACCAATGGTTCAGCAATTAGCACAATTGTTAGGTTACAATTTGAATTATGTTCGTTTGGTTGATAGTAAGTATGACGATAGCATCAATCGTGAGCAAGAAGAATATGCTAACCAAATGGAACCAAACAACAAAGACTTTGATAAGATCAGTGGTGCAGAACAAGCAAATAAAGATTATTCTGATTCATATCTAAGCAGTATCAAAGAGCAATCAAAAGATAGTAAGATCATGATGCCGTATGCTGCCAAAGAAACACCAGATTCATTCGACCCTTTCAAGCCTTATTTAGATGATAAATCAATGGGTGATAAGAGTCCTATGACAAACATCAAACGTCCAGAAAAGCCTAAGACAGGCGCGATGGCTTAAGAGGAACCAATCATGGATTTTAGAAAATTTTTAGAGATGGTTAATGAAGAAGATGCGTATGATAAAGACGTTAAACCTTCTGATAAACCGCATGACAAAGAAGCAGCCAGTGATCGTGCCAAAAAAGCCGCACTAGCCGCTAAAGACAAAAAGAAATCATTGAAAGATTGGTTCGATATCATTGATAAGAACATGATCAATGAAGCGGAGCAATTAACTATTGAGCCTGCAAAGCAATCTACACAGGTAATCAAGCAAGGTACTAAGACATTAGGTACTGTTAGCAATCCTGCACTTGCCGCAACAATCAAATCAGCGATAGGCAAGGGCGAGATGAGTTTAGCCGGTGACGAACTTAATGAACTAAGCCCGAACACTATCAAATCAGCAGCCGCAAAGCGTGATGCGCAACAGCCTGGTCAAATGTCACAGGCTACACAACGCAAAGACATAGAGACACACCTAACTAATCGTATCAATATGAATAAGAAATTAGGTGAAGAAGAACTTGACGAAAAAGCAGTAAGCAAAGCACAGCAAAAATTCATGGGCATGGTACGTGCCGCGCAAAAAGGCGAGAAGCCTATGAGCAAAGCAGTAGCAGATGTTGCCAAGTCAATGAAAAAGGGTGATGTTAAAGACTTTGCACAAACTAAACACAAGGGTCTTCCTGAAAAGAAAAAGAAGACTAGCGAAGCAGAGATTCCAAAGTCAGGTCCTGACTATGGTGCAGGTTTAGGTGCAGGTCGCAAAGATAACGTATTAGAGGCAAAGCCAGATTTTATTGATCTTGATAAAGATGGTAACAAGAAAGAGTCAATGAAGAAGGCATCAGCCGACAAAAAGAAAAAGAAGGTAGACGAAGCAATGAATACATTAGAAGCAGCCTATCACGAAGGCAAATCACATGGTTTAAGTAAGCATAGTTATGCTAGTAAATATAATGAAGGTAGTGATGAACACCGTCGTTATCACGAAGGTTATAAAGAAGGCATCGATGAGTGCTATGGCTTAATGCCAAATCGCGGCCTAGTAGTTAGCGAAGTTGAATCTGGTCAGGATGTCGTAGACAATATGGCAGGTTACGGCGCCGAAGAAGGCAGCATGGGAGAGATGGGGATGGCAGCAGATCCAGGCGCAGGTATGGCGGGCGTAGGAGAAGGTAATGCATTCACAGCCGCTCTTGCTAAAGCAGACAAAGGTGATAAGTTTTCAGTAGGTGGCAAGACATTTACTGATCGTTCAAACTATAGCGCAAAGATCGATGAATTTGCATTTGAATCCCTAGATAAGCAATTGAATGATTTGCTTAACGAAGGCCTAAGCGTAAACATGTCACAAGGTTTAAACGACGGCATGGGAGATGATTCAGTTAGTGTTTCAGCAACAGGTGATGATGCAGGCAAGTTGTTAGCATTCATCAAACAAGTTGGTCTAGGTGGATTAGGTGGTGAGCAACAAGTAGACGGTCCAGCAGAACCAGCAATGGCTGTAAGTGATTACGGTGCACCTAAGTTCAGTGGTTATGATGACAAAGGCGGCATGATGGGTCTATTGAAGGTCATGTCAGGTGGCGATGACTATAAAGATGAAGAAGGTCATGATCACGCTAAAGAAGAAACTTGCAACGAGTGCGGTGGCATGATGGAAGCAGGTCATAAGTGCGGCGAAGGTAAAGAGATGGTCGATGAAGTAGAATCAGAAGATCAGATGGAATATCAAGTTGCAGAAGATGATGGTGAAGGTTACGAGCAAGGTCAAGAAGCCGCAGCACAAATTGATTCAGCGATGGCAGCAGGTGGAACCGCAAAAGGCGGGGCGACTAACGAAGACGGTATGGAAAGCAATCCATTAGCGGCTGATGCAGTAGCATCAGCAGATGCAGCCGAAGAGGAAGAAGAAGCAATGAGCGAATCAAGAACAAGTTTCTTGAATCTATACAAGAAACTAGCATGGCTCGCTGAAGAGTCAACTAGTGAGAAGGATGACAAGGCAGAAAAGGCTGGTAAGAAAGTCGCTAAAGATATCGAACATGATGAAGGTCATAAAGGTAAAGATGACGACAAAGCAGAAAAAGCCGGTAAAGAAGTAAAGAAAGACATCGAATACGATGACAAGAAAGACAAGAAAGAGAAGAAATTAGATGAGTGGGCAAATGATGCAGGTAAAGATGGTACACAGCAGACATTTGAGCGCGATATTGAGTTCATGACTAAAGTGATTTCAGGTGGATTGAACAAGCCTAAGTCAACTGGTCAGCAAACTATCCCTGTACTTGCAGGTGATAAAGAGCGCACAGGCGATGAAGATATGTCAGAGTTCAGAAGACTAGCAGGATTAGGAAACTGATCTGCAAGTCATTAAAGTGAAGAAATACCCGACTTATGTCGGGTATTTTTTTGGCAATCGTGTTTATCCCAAACTGATAAATACTATATTAATGGTGAACTGATAAATGGCACAAAGAAACATTGACTTCGGTAGTTTTCCTGATGATCCAGACGCAGATGCGATCCGCGCCGCGTTTCAAAAGACACAAGAAAACTTCTCTGAACTATTCCAATTACAAAATTCGCAAGGCGTTCTATCTATCAATAGAACCAAGCAACCCGGCATTTCCGTCAATTCGCCTACCGGAAACATATTACTATCCGCAGATTTTAGTCGATTAAACGTCACTACTACTAGTCTAGAAATAGGGCTGGCACCCGATACATTGGGTTATGCTACTTCGGTTAATAATGCGTCACAAACCCTATATATAGATTTACGTCCGGACACATTCATAGGCAATTCGTTATACATAGGTACACCGAATGCTGCCCCTAACGTATACATAACTAACGGTAATGTAACTGCTAATAACATAAGCGTAGGCAATGTAATTGCTGCCAATAGAGCAAACATTATCGGTAATGTGATTGCTAGCAATATCACAGCAAACATAAATGTTAATACATCTAACTTGATTGCTACCGGTACTGCTAACATTACAACTGCCAACATTACAACTGTAATCGTAACAGGTAACTTAACATCAGGTAATGCGAATTTAGGAAATCTAGCCAGAGCAAATTATGTAAATGTTGCTAATGATTTAAATGTCAGCGGTAACATATCTATTGATGGTAATATAGAAGTAAGCAATGTCGTAGCAGGTAACGTTACCTTAGATGGCAATCTAAGAATATCAAATACTAATCCTGCTTATGGAGTGTTGACTGACAAGTTATATTATTCTAATGGTCAACCTTGGGACTTGCAAGAACCAGCCGGTGCTAATTTTGATATTCAATTTAATGTTAATAATCAGTTCTCGGCATCATCTAATTTAAAATTCAATCCTACAACAAATAATCTAAATGTTGTGGGTAATGTGATTGCCACGTACTTCAGCGGTGATGGTGGTGGTCTATCAAACATACAAGGCAACATCAGTTCTATCAATAACGGTAGTTCAAATGTAGTAGTAAGACCAAATGCTAATGTGACTATATCAGTTAGCGGAACTCCAAATGTTGTTACTGTTACTAACACATCGTTGATTGTTGCAGGTAGCGTCAATACTAATGACTTATATTCAAGTGGCGAAGTAGAAGCCGTAACGTTACGCGGTGACGATCTAGTAGTAACACAATCTGCTGACTTAGGCGATCTAGGTGATATAACTATCCTAGGCGGCAGTCCTAACTATACAATCATCACAGACGGTGCAGGTAACTTAAGTTGGGTACAACCACTAGTAGGTGCGACAGGTCCGATTGGTGCTACAGGATTGACAGGATCCACTGGTGCTACGGGAACACCGGGCATAAATGGCAGTACTGGTCCTACAGGACCTACTGGCGCTACTGGTATTCCTGGTGACATATATTCTACAACTAGCAGTACTTCAATTTTAATTGGTCTTGGGCTGAAAACATTTACCGTCGGTACAAATTTAGCCTATTCTTTGGCTCAAAAAGTTGTAATAGCAACTAGTATATCAGATTATATGATAGGTGATGTCCAATCATATAATTCAATAACAGGCTTGATGTCTGTAGACGTTGAATCTATATCAGGCGGTGGTACATATACATCATGGGATGTTAACTTATTTGGCGCGGTAGGTCCTCAAGGTTCTACAGGAGCGACTGGTGCTACTGGTGTAGCCGGCATAGTTGAAGGCCCTACGGCACCACCTGATACTACTGTATTGTGGTATGACACAAGCACACCCGGTATAGATGGAGTAGGCGCAACTGGCGCAACTGGTATTCAAGGTGCAACTGGCTCAGGTGCCACTGGAGCAACTGGTGTTCAAGGTGCTACGGGACTAGGAGCAACCGGTGTTCAAGGTGCTACTGGCGTAGTAGGACCAACTGGTGCAACAGGTGTAGGTGCTACAGGTATAACAGGTCCTACTGGTGCAACAGGCCCGGCTGGTTCTACATACTTACATACTCAAGCGTCTGCATCAACCACATGGACTGTCAATCATAACCTCGACGACAAATATGTTAACGTAGAACCAGTAGATAGTGCTAACGTGAGTTATGTTGGTCGTTATGATTATCCAACTATCACATTTGTTGACAATAACAATTTAACCTTAACATTCACCACTGCAGTGGCTGGATATGCTGCTATATCTTCAGGTGGTAGTATAGGTGCTACTGGTATAACAGGTGCAACAGGTCCTTCTGGTGGTCCAACAGGCGCTACTGGATTGACAGGACCTACTGGAGCGACGGGCGTAGGTGCTACAGGTATAGCAGGTCCTACAGGGGCTACTGGCGTGCAGGGCGCGACAGGCCCATCTGGCTCAGTAGCAGGATCGAACACTGAAGTTCAATTCAATGATGCCGGTACTCAAGCCGGTGACACAGGATTTACATATAATAAAACTACTGATACTCTAACAGTAGCAGGTAACATAGTAGCGCAGACACATTATATAAGAAGTGTTGCCGCTAGTGTTAGTGCGGCAGGTAGTGTGCAAGGTGATGCTACAGCATTGGCAAAAGACATCAACGTAGTAACATCAGTAAGTGCAGGACAAGGAGTTAGATTGCCGACAGCCACAGCAGGTATGGTATTGATTGTAAACAATACAAGTGTGAACAGCATGAACGTATATCCTGCGGCAGGTGCCGCAATAAACGGCCTAGCAACCAATGCGGCATACACACATGTTTCGAATGCAAGTTTACAATACTATGCGATAAGTTCAAGTCAGTGGTATACAGTCGGGGCAAGTTACTCTTGATAAAAATACAGGTAAATAAATAATAGAACATTATGGGCGTATTAAAATATTATAATGGTAGTAGTTGGGTAGAAGCGATAGTAGGAGTTCAAGGCTCTACAGGCGCTACCGGTCCTACAGGTGGCACACATCTCCATACTCAAACGACTGCATCTACAGTATGGACGGTGACTCACAATTTAGGTGAGAGATATGTTAACGTTGAACCTATTGACAGTACTAATGTCAGTTTCGTAGGTCGTTATGATTATCCTACTATAGAATTTTTAAACAATACTACACTAACACTAACTTTCACTACGCCTCAAACTGGATACGCAGCAGTATCATTAGGTGGTATGGGTGCTACTGGCCCTGCATTGCCATATAGCACTACATCATCAACCGGAATGGAGTTGGTCACATCACCGCTTGAAGCAGATGATATCACTATAGGCATGACATATAGGATTTATAATCCTGGAAATACAGATTGGGCCGCATTAGGCTCTCCTAATAACAATCCAGGAACTATATTCACAGCAACGGCGACTGGTGGTCCTTTCGACACAGGTACAGCACAAGAACTAAAATCTTGCATTGTTGATACAAGTTTAGCATACACAACTGGTCAAAATTTAGTATGTTCATATGATGTGAACAATTACATGGTTGGTGTAGTCAATAGTTATAATCCTGCTACAGGTGCATTGACGTTTTTTGCTGTAGGTGGTATAGGATCCGGTTATTATTCTGCTTGGGATATCAATATATTCACGCCTCAAGGTGCGACCGGTCTAACCGGCGCCACTGGTGCGACCGGTCCTTCAGGCCCTCCCGGCGGAACATGGTTGCATACACAAGCAACTCCTTCTACTGTATGGACTGTGAATCACAATCTAGGATCTAGGTACGTCAACGTTGAGCCAGTAGATAGCGCAAACGTAAGTTTTGTAGGTAGATATGATTATCCAGAAATCGATTTTGTTGATGCCAATACATTAACACTTACATTCACTACGGCACAATACGGCTGGGCTGCTATATCAGCAGGTGGTCCTAGTGGTGCTACAGGACCTACTGGTGCGACTGGTGCGACTGGTGTAGCCGGTGTCGCGCAAAACGTATTATATGTAAGTAAATCAGGCAACGACAGTAATAGCGGTACAGATTTGTCACATGCTAAATTAACAATCGCATCAGCGGTAACAGCAGCCAATGCACTACAAGCATTGAATCCAACAGGTATTACTTGCATATTAGTGAAAGCAGGTGATTATACTGAAATAAATCCTATGTCACTAAGCGCAGGTGTTAGTATAGTAGGTGATAACTTAAGAGCGGTCAATGTAAGACCAGCCAACCCAACACAAGATATTTTCTGGGTGCGTAATCGTTGCTATATTACTGGTATGACATTCAGAGATCATTTGACTCCTGCGGCAGCAATCGCATTTCCAAGCACTGGTGCAGGGTTTATCGTAACAAGCCCTTATATTCAAAACTGTAGCAGTATCACAACTACAGGCGCAGGCATGCGTGTAGACGGCAATCTAGCAGGTGGATTGAAGTCGATGGTTCTTGACAGTTATACTCAATTCAATCAAGGTGGATTAGGTATACACATCACTAATCAAGGTTATGCACAGTTAGTAAGTATATTCACTATCTGCTGTACAGCAGGTGTTAAGTGTGAAAATGGCGGTACTTGCTCAATCACTAATTCAAATAATAGTTTCGGTGATTATGGATTATGGGCAGAGGGTGTAGGACCTACATTATATACCGGAACGTTGGTATCTAACACACGTAGCACATTAACAGTTAGTGGATTAAGTGTACGTCCAGCAGTTAATGACGCTGTATTGTTAACTGATGGAGTCGATTCACAATATATTTTAGTACGTGAGGCTACACCACTATCATCAGGTACAAGCGTTATCACATTTAGTGAATCATTAGAGTTCACACCTACACCAGGATCTGTTAATTTCTTACAGATATCTTTGATATCAGCAAGTGGACAAACATTTGAATATGTTGGTACAGGCACTAACATATTAACTTCAACACCAAGACTAGGTGGTGTTCCTATACAAGCGAATGAAATTCGTCAGACGAATGGCGGAAGAGTAAATTATACTAGTACTGATCAATTCGGTGATTTTAGAATCGGTGACGGACTATTGATTAGTGAAGAGGCAGGCGTGATCGAAGGAGAAACTTTTGATAGAAGTTTATTCGCAGTCCTTACACCATACATATTAGCATTGGAGAATTAAACCGTGGCAAGCCCATTAAACGTATTCAAGTCAGTAGCAGCCAATATTACAACAGTGGCTACAAACATTTACACATGCCCTGCGGAAACTACAGCGATTGTCTTGCTAGCGCAAGCAACAAACATAAATGCATCTGATGACGGCAACATTACCTTTTATAGTTCAATAAACGGTAATACAGAACTAGCGAAAGACTTCACTATTCCTGTGGGAGACGCTGCGGCATTATTGTCAGGTAAATTAGTAGTTGAGGCAGGTAATAGCATAGGAGTTTATGCAAACGCAAACAGCGTTCTTAAACTAACATTAAGTATTTTAGAGACTAAGTAAAATGGCACAAGGCTCAGGAAACAACGCACGATTATTAAGTGGTAAGGTAAAGCAACAACTGCCTGATGGTAGTTTTGACTTCTTATCATTAGCAGACGCAGAGAAATACCTAGGCGTTCCTGCAGCCAACGGCTATATTTTATCAAGTACGACAACAGGTATTAGAAGTTGGGTAGCACCAGGTATGGGAGCGACAGGTGCTACAGGTGCTACAGGTGTCATCGGTGCTACTGGACCAATTGGTGCAACTGGAGTAATTGGTGCAACAGGCAATACAGGACCAACAGGTGCTACAGGCATACAAGGTAGTACAGGTCTAACAGGTGCTACAGGTGACGTAGGTCCCACTGGTGCGACAGGCGTCGATGGTGCAACAGGTATAACTGGTGCGACTGGATTAACAGGTCCTACTGGTGCGACTGGCATAGACGGAGCAACTGGTCTGACAGGTGCTACAGGAGATGTAGGACCCACAGGAGCAACAGGTCTTCAAGGTTCAACAGGTGTGATTGGTCCTACTGGTGCGACAGGCCCGGCGGGTGCGACAGGCCCGGCGGGTACTAGTGTTACAATCATAGGAAGCGTTCCTACAGTAGGTGGTGATCCTCAAGCAACTCTTAACGCGGCATTTCCTAGCGCAGTAGATGGCAATGGTGTAATAGATGAATTAACTGGTGATCTGTGGGTGAAAGGCGGCGGTGTTTGGAGCGATGTAGGTAATATACAAGGTCCACAAGGCACTACTGGTCCAACAGGTGCTACTGGCGTGACTGGCGCTACAGGAGATGTAGGACCCACAGGAGCAACAGGCGTTGTTGGAGCCACTGGTCTGACAGGTGCAACTGGATTGACTGGACCAACAGGTGCTACAGGTGTTGTTGGAGCCACTGGTCTGACAGGTGCAACTGGATTGACTGGACCAACAGGTGCTACTGGTGTTGTTGGAGCCACTGGTCTGACAGGTGCTACAGGAGATGTAGGACCAACTGGTGCTACGGGCGTAATAGGTACTACGGGTGCTACAGGTGTTATAGGTCCGACAGGTGCTACTGGTGTTGTTGGAGCCACTGGATTGACGGGGCCAACAGGAGCCACTGGTGTGACTGGTGCTACTGGCGCCGGCGCAACTGGTCTAACAGGCCCAACAGGAGCAACCGGCGTACAAGGTGCCACTGGTCTAACCGGTGCCACTGGTCTAACAGGCCCAACAGGAGCAACCGGCTTGACAGCGATAGGTGGTGCCTATGTACATACTCAAAGTTCAGCGGCTACTACTTGGACTGTAGTTCACAACTTAAACAGTCAGTATGTTAATATCGAACCAGTAAACAGCACTAATCAATCATTTGTTGGTCGTTATGATTATCCAACTATAGCATTTACTAATGCAAATGCAGTAACATTAACGTTTAGTTCAGCACAAAGTGGTTATGCAGCAGTGACATCAGGTGGCGGCCAATTAGGTTCTACAGGTGCCACTGGTATACAGGGCGCAACAGGTGTAACCGGTGGTGCTGGAGCAACTGGATTGACAGGGTTAACAGGTGCCACAGGTGTTATAGGCCCAACAGGTGCTACAGGTGTGGAAGGCGCAACTGGACCTCAAGGTGCGACGGGCGTAGGTGCTACTGGATTGACGGGTCCCACTGGTGCGACAGGCGTTGCATCAACTGTGCCAGGACCAACGGGTGCTACTGGTTTGACGGGAGCGACAGGTAGTCCAGGTACTGCTGGTGGCAGTAATACACAGATTCAATTTAATGATACTACTGCGTTCGGCGGTAGTGCTAACTTAGTATTTGATAAGACTACTAACAATTTGACAGTTACCGGTAATATCATAGTAAACACAGGTACATTAACTGTAGCAGGACAAACTAACGTAGGTAACTTAGGTACTACAGGAAATGTTCTTGCTAGTGCTAACATTGTAGGTGGTAACATTCGTTCTAACGGTTATGTTATTCGTTCAACCGCAACTGGAATAACTGCGGCTGGATCATCACAAGGTACTGCTACAGTATTGAGTAAAGAATTCAACGTTGTATCTACTGTAAGTTCAGGACAAGGTGTCATATTACCTACAGCAGTTGCAGGAATGGCTATAATCATAACCAACACATCAGCCAATAGTTTATTGGTATATCCACACAGCGGTGGTGATATAAACGGCGCTGCCGCAAACGCAGCATATTCACAAGGTCCAGGATCTACATTACAATATATCACACCTAATACTACTGACTGGTATACAGTTGGGGCAACATACGCATAATGGGGGTAACATATGAGTGCTCCTAAGTGGATCACACCAGCAGGATTAGTAGGAGTTTATCCCGCACAAATCGTAATGTCTCTACAATTAGAAGCAGAGGCAATACTACCTGCGACTACAGTGAGTTATAAATTATTGAGCGGCGCCCTTCCTGACGGTATGTCTTTACGTATTGATGGTTTGATATCAGGTTTACCTGGATTAGTATCCTCTGATACTACAAGCATATTCGTGATAAGAGTAACAGACAACTTAGGTAACTTAAGTGATAGAACTTTTAGTATTAGGGTGTCAGGTGATGCGCTACCTACATTTAGCACTCCTGAAGGATTACTATTAACTACGCAAGACAGTATATGGCAAGAGATTGCTATATCTTATGACAATCCTATACCCACGAACCCAGTAAACATAAGAGTATTGCAAGGTTCATTACCTCCCGGTCTTGAGATAAACGAAGCCGGCTTGATCAGAGGTTATCCAGAACCTCCTATAAAGATTGTAAACTTGCCTGAAGTAACAACTTTCGTTACTGCTACAGATGCGACTAATAATTATATCACAGTGATAGGTACTAATGGTTTTGTACAAAACAGACCTATCTCTTTTTCAGGAACACCTATAGGCAATCTAAGCACTACTCAAGTTTATTACATTAAGTCTGTTATCAATGCGACACAGATAACTATCAGCACTATACCAGGTGGTGATGCTGTTACATTGACTACCGGTACAGGTTTTATGAATGCTACATTACCTGAGACTGAGATAGGACAACCCACAAAAAGACAATATAGTTTTACTCTACAATTAACTAGCCCCTTAGGTAATGATTCGGCATTCTATTCTATAGTGGTTATAAATCAAAACTTATCTATCGTTGAAGGCGGCCCGGGCAAATTAGCAAATACTAGAAACCCTACAGTCTATAATACTAGACCACCTACATATGACATCGCAGGTACTGAAAATTTTGGTTACTATGTGCTACCACCCGATCCAATTGTTACGGGTATGACTTATCCTCCTACTGCCAATGCATATATAGGACAGTTCTTGTCAGATAACTATTTTAGTTTTAAAATATTAGGCCATGACTTCGACGGCACTGATTTACGTTATAGTTTTGCAGGAGCACCAAGTTGGATGACTGTGGATACTGATACTGGTTGGGTATATGGAACTCCGTCGATACCGGTAAATCATATACAAGAGTACGGTTTCACAGCACAAGCGATTAAAGTTAGCGACTCTAATTATTCTAGCCCTGTATTTAAATTCACATTAAACGTAGCGAATAACATCACCGGTGATATTATATGGGTCACTGATAGTGATCTAGGTGTCATGGATAATGCTACAGTCAGCGATAAAAAGATAGAAGCCAATTGTGATGTCACCTTATCATATCAATTGATAAGCGGTGAGTTGCCTCCTAATTTGTCATTTAAATCAAATGGAGAAATAGATGGTGTAGTAGCATATCAACCTACAGATACGTATCAAGAGAAAAATGATACTGCTACATATACGTTTACTATTCGTGCATATTCGCAATCTATTCCATTAGTAAGCAGCACAAAAGAATTCACACTAACTATCAAGCAGACATATGATATACCGACGGACAATCTTTATATCAAATGCACACCTAGCATTGCTGACAGAGAAAAGATAACAAGCTTATTAGATAATACTGAACTGATACCTACTGAATATCTATTCAGACCTGATGATCCTAACTACGGCAAAGCGAATAACATTGTATATGCACATGCTTATGGTGTATATTCTAGTGACATCAAAGAATACATTGAAGCGGTTAAGAAAAATCACTACTGGCGTAATATAACATTAGGTGAATTGAATACTGCTATAGCAAGAGATGAAAACAATAATATTTTATATGAAGTATTATACAGTACCGTTATAGATAATCTACAAAAATATGAACCTGCTATGGGTGGACATCATTCAAGTGATTATGATTATAGATATAGCGAAAGCGTAAGTGAAGAAATATTCTGGCCTAGATTCATAGATTTGAATCTAGGACCATGGTATGCAAGTAGTAATGATATCTATACAAGTTACATCTTCAATCAAGAGGCTGATCTTATCACAAACTTTAGAATGTTTGATTTGCTGACACAAACAGGATTACCGTTATTATTAAATGGTGGTGTTCCTACATTCTACACTAGTTTGACTCCCGGATATGCTAGAGTATTATATCCTAACAGTTTAGAAAACATGCGTAAGCGTGTAGAACAAGAACTAGGCGCGGACTATAATTTCAAGTTACTGCCATTATGGATGACAAGTCAACAGATAGACGGAAACACATTAGGATTTACCCCTGCTTGGGTTATTGCTTATACTAAGATTCCAGAACCTATAACAATAACTGCTATAGAAACATCTATCGCTGACAATACTATCAAAGTATCAAACACAAGCGATATATTAGTAGGTGGTACTATAATATTCTCTAATGATGTGTTTGGTGGTTTGCAACCAAATAAAGTATATTATGTCATTGAAGTGTTGAGTGGTAATAAGATCAAAGTAAGCACTACCAAGGGTGGTTCTTCAATAATACTTAATGACGGTGAAGGATCAGTATCAGCAGTATACGATGCTATATCCTATGCTAATGTCATCAAGGATAACATACAAAATGATTGGCCTTTTGTTCTAAATCAGATTAACTTCCAGATCGATAGATTCTCGGTGAGCAAGACATTGACATATAATTATGATACATTATTAGAAACTAAGTCATGGACTAGGTATCCTTCAGCGACACCGGTGCCCGACCCTGTAGACAGTCAGGACTTTTATGTGTTATTCCCGCAGAAGACGATACTGCCTAACAAGACACAATATAAATTATAGGGTTTTGAGGATACATAAATACAATAGGATAACGAAACGATATGAGTACGATTAATACAAACAGCATCGATGCAAATTACCCAATTCCTGGACAGAATAATAGCACCCAGGGATTCCGTAATAACTTCGCCACCATCAAAAACAACTTAGGTATTGCTGGGTCTGAGATCACTGATCTTCAAAACAATGCTGTATTAAAAGCACCATTAGCCAATACTTCATTAAACAATGACATGGCTAATGCACTCATATCTAATGCTAGCGTTTTAGGTTTTCGCTCTACTACGTATAATTTAGGTAATGCCCTCACTAATTTAGTGACTGTGGACTTGTCACTGGGCGATGTGCAGTATGGAAATCTATCAGGAAACGTTTTACTACAATTCGGTAATTGGGCTCCTACACAAACACAAAGCAACGTCACACTACAGATAGGACGTCCTAATGCTCAAGCAGACTTCTCTATCACGTTCCCAGCAGAAGCAGTCTTTGAAAATAACTATGGTTGGACATTGACCGAGAACAGTTCAAATCCAAATGGCGCTGTCACATTGAGTTTTCCTTATGATGTGACACAATTAAATCTATTAGTATCAAGCGTAGATTGCGGCAATACATTATATGTTCAGCCTATCAATAGACCTATGCAGACTGCACAAGTTCAGAAAAGAACTCCGCCAACAACTGGTCAGTTAGGTGATGTTATAGGCACTGTCTGTGTCAGTGACTTAACAGCGTCTACATTAGATATCACTACATCTACTGCGACTGATTACTTAGTAACCACTAGTACAACTGCACTATATCCCGGCATACCTGTAGTCTTCACAGGTAATAGTTTTGAACCAAACATTGTGTCTGGTGCTACTTATTACGTAAGCAATGTCGCGAACGCTACTCATTTCAAAATCTCATCTGATTTTCAGGCTGCAAGTAATATAAATCTTGTAGGCGGCACAGGAAACTTTACATTAAATCCTGTAAGTTACATGTTTGTTGCTGTGGATAATTATTCAGGAAATAGTTTTGACAAGAACGTTATATCAACAACAAGCCCTAACGTTATCGGTGTCGATCCTGCTTCGGGTATGACTCACATAGCAGTCAATTATCCTATCATATTCACTGGCGCCGGTACAGCCAATGCTAATGTCACAGCCGGCGAAGTATATTATGTAAAGTCAGTATCTGGCACTAGTATTACTATCAGCAAAACTATAGATAATGGCATTGCTGGTCCAACATATGAAGGTGTATTGACTCACATTCCTGATTCTTCTTATCCATTAGACTTTACGGTTTATGAAGGTAAGAACATATTCAGACAGATACCGTTGATACCTGGTACAGAGACTACGACTAGCGCGGTCATTCCTAATATTGCTGATATACGTATCGGTGGTGGAGTGAATGGTTATTTCTTGGTCACAGATGGCACCGGTAATCTAGCATGGTCTGCTGGTGGCGGATCTGGTAGCGGGTTGGTTGCTGGTTCTAATACGCAAGTACAATTTAACAATGCAGGCACTTTCGGTGCGGCAGCAGGCTTCACATATAATAATGTTACTAATGTTCTGTCTGTTCCCGGTAACATAGTATCCGGTGGTACATTACAAGGTAGTAATATTAATGCTACAGCAAACCTATCAGTCACAGGAACTGCAAACCTATTAGGTAATGTCAACATAGGCGGCAATACATTAGTAGGTAATTTAACTTCAGGCACACAGATTGTTTCTAACGGCAATGTAATCGCAAATGCGATATATGCACTGAGCCTAGTCAGTTCAGCAAATGCAGGTATCTTCGGTAACGTCATAGCAGGCACTGCTAATATAGCAGGTGCAGTTAATTGTGTAGATGTTATTGCTAACGGAAATTCAATATTCGGCAACATAGAGGTATCAGGGCAAGTAGCAGTCACCGGTAATATATTCTCAAATGCTAATATATTGGCAAACGGCTTCTACGTATCAGGAGTCACTACAGGTATCGTAGCGACAGGTAGCACACAGGCTGATGCTGCCAATCTACTAGCATCCATCAATATCGTACAAACCGTTACTAGCGGTAGCGGTGTTAAATTACCAGCCGCTCAGGCAGGTTTAAGAATCATCGTAAGAAATATCAATGCTACCAACGCACTAAAGGTATATCCTAACACTGGAGCAAGGATAGACTTATTGGCAGTCAACACAGCATACTCATTACCAATCAATACTAACATAGAATTGTATTGCGCAGTGGGCGGTGCGACGGGCCAATGGTATATATTATAATGTATGGAACACCCATTCATTAACGATCTCTCAGATAAAACAATAGAACAGTTGCAAGACACGATTTCTAGTTTGCACCAAAAGTTAACCTTCGCATACAGAACCGGTAATGGTCCATTGATACATCAGATAAAGATGGTAATTGAAAGTTATCGATCTGAGTATCAAAAGAAGATCAATGAAATGATCAAGAAACAAAATATCGAAGGTCAAGTGAGAATCACTAAAGAAGGTTGATATGTCAAGTAAGATACAAAAAGAGTTTACGTTTATGACTGCTGTGCATTTCGGCGACAAGTATATGGTAAACTTATATGAGATGACTGCTATAATGACTATTAATACATTAGACGCTAACGATCAAAATATAGCAGTAGAAAGAATAACTCATTTTATAGGTAGTGTTATTGAAGATTGTATATTCGTCTGTGACAAAGAGAAAGATGCTATAGACAAATATAACAAAGCGGGTATGAAGGTTTGCCTCGTACCTGAAGAACCATACGATCAAATCGTAGGTTTGATATTGATGAATAAATGCAACGCTATCATGGAAGAGAGAATCATTATGACTGATATCGTTTTTGGTAGCAAACTAAGCAATCTCATCAAGTTTGAATTATCAAATGAAACCGCAGAAGCAGAATTTAGCGGTAATCACTGGTGGAATACACCCACTATGTGTGTGCAAATACAAAAAAACAAAAAGGATAAGATCGTTAATTTATTTGACCATAAATCTGATGATTGGGCAGAGTTAGAGTTGACTTGGACGGGAAAATAGCGTATCATTATAAGATGCGCAAAGATGTCTATGGTCAATTGATATACGATGAGAATGATCTCTGCGACCTTTACCTGAAAGATCCCGAAAAAAAGTTATATAGAGTTTTATTGGAATCGGAAGTACTGTTTCCTGAAGTTTTAGATTTAGTAGAAGTACCACAATTTATACATTATGTTGATCCTAAGGTCTCGGTCGTAGAGTTCGATACAAAAAATCAAAACAATTGGCACATGCCGGAACAATATAAACAACTAGACATAGCACAGTTTATATTGGAACAATGCAGTAATGATGAAGAACTGCAACGCGCAGGTATGGAACTATTATTGTTCCAAGAGCGTGACATGTTTGATCTATTACGATACCTTAAATATCTAGTAGACACTATGCGCGAAAACAATGTAGTTTGGGGAGTGGGTCGTGGATCCAGTGTGTCTAGTTTTGTTTTGTATTTGATAGGAATCCACAAAATAAATAGTCTGTACTACGATCTTGATATCGAAGAATTTTTAAAATGAGGGTAAATCATGAAACAGCATAGAACAGCACAGGGTAAAATTATTGATATGGCAGCATTAGCAGCCAAAAATGAGCGAGTGCGCGCCGTAGGTAACATGAAAGTGAATGCCCGAGGTGACACTATTGACGGCAGCGGTAAAGTAGTTGTTCCTGTAACACAGAAAGTCGGGGAAAAATACCAAAAGACAGTTGGCAATAAATCAGCACAACCGGTCAAGACTACTAAGACACAGCAACCTAAGCAACAACTCACTAAAGATGAGTTGGATTTAGAAACATCATTAGACGATGATATTGAAGTAGAAAACATCAAAGCACAGGAGAGTAAGTAACAATGGCAAACATCAACCCTTATAAGGTCTCTAAGTTAGTTCCACTGAACGATACTATCATAGTATCAGAAATGTATTTCGGTGAGCGAATCAGTGCAGGAGGTATTGTACTCCGCAACGATGACACAAAGAGCGCCGGTATCAGACCTCGTTGGGGTAAGGTGTATGCAGTGGGTCCTGAGCAGAAAGATGTAAAGGTAGGGCAGTATATCATGATAGCCCATGGTAGATGGACTAGGGGCATCAAAATCGAAGACAATGACGGAGAACAAATAATCCGCAAAGTCGATCCAAACGATGTCTTACTGGTAAGTGATGAGCCAGTAGACGATTATACAATGAGTGATAAGGAGTAAATCATGTACACAATCTCACATCCATATAAATCAGCAAGTGAAATCAATCTTGCTATGGCCAAAGTTTATCAAAACATGAGCCTAGCAGTCATCACATCGATGATCGTAAGTTATCTTGTAGGCACTAGCCCGGAACTACTACAATTCTTTTTCACAGGATTCACTAAGTGGATCGTGATCTTTGCTCCATTAGCGGCAGTTTTTGGTGTAACGTTAGCATTGAACGCTAGACCAGATAGAAACATTGCCCTATTGCTTCTACATGGATTCGCGGCATTGATGGGACTGAGTTTCGCAACTATCTTTGCTGTATTTCAGATGGGCAGTATAGTTAGTGCATTTATGGGAGCAGCCATTTTATTCGGAGTAATGAGTTTTTATGGGTACTTTACTAAAAACAATCTTGATAGTGTTGGTAGGTTTATGTTTGTGGGCCTCATTGCCATTATTATTGCCAGTATTGTTAATATCTTTATCGGTAGTAGTTTATTTGCTATGGTTATTAGTGCTTTGGCCATTATTATTTTTCTTGGGTTGACAGCATACGATACACAGCAGATTCGTGAGATTGTTACCCGTAGTACTAGTGATCATGTCGAGGAAGTCCAAGGTGCATTGACATTGTACTTGAATTTTATTAATATATTCTTATCGTTACTGCAACTTTTTGGTGATAGGAAAGAATGAAAAATAATCTCTGGGTAGAAAAATATAGACCTAGCAAGGTCGAAGAATATGTTTTTGTTGATGAACAACAGAAACAAACAGTAAAACATTGGATCAAAGAAGAAAGCATCCCGCATTTGCTATTGAGTGGTGAGCCAGGTACAGGCAAGACCACTCTTGCTAAAGTATTGATCAACGAACTGGGTGTCGAAGATTTTGATGTGCTTGAGATAAACGCAAGCCGTGAGAATGGTATCGATATGCTACGTGAGAAGATCAACAGTTTTGTGCAGACTATGCCTTTTGGCAAGTTCAAGGTAGTGCTGTTAGACGAAGCGGACTATCTCACACCCCCGGCGCAAGCCGCCTTGAGAAATGATATGGAAGCGTATCACATGACTGTGCGCTATATCCTGACTTGTAACTATAGACACAAGATCATTCCTGCACTAAAGAGTCGTTGCCATGAGTTTCATATCGCTAAGACCGATATGACTGAATTCACAGCAAGAGCCGCGACGGTGTTAGTTACTGAGAACGTTGAATTCGACCTTGAAGTGTTGGATCTATATATTCGTGCAACTTATCCCGATCTACGTAAATGTTTGAATCAGTTACAGGCTAATAGCATAACAGGTAGCCTGACACGTCCTAGCAATGAGGCAACCAACGAAGACGAATTGCTACTCAAAGCAGTAGCGTTGTTCAAAGATGGTAAGGTGCAAGAAGGTCGTCAGACATTGATGGAATACATAGGTCTGTATCCTACAAGAATTGAAGACATCTATAAATGGATGTATGACAATCTTGACTTGTGGGGCAAAACTAATCCGGCGCGTGATACTGCAATCATTCATATTCGTAATGGTCTTGCGAACTTGCCGCTTGTTGGTATCCCCGAGATCAGTTTGGCTGCAACATTAATTGAATTGACTTCTTGATCTAGTAAATAGAGCAGAGGAGATTCACATGAGTTGGCAAGCAACATTAACTATTCACAATAATACTGATTATAATATCACGGTAACACACAATACCACAGGAGATTTGACTACAATCAGTCCTGGACAGAGTTGGTCAAATACTACCAGTGATCCTAACAACACTAATGCATTAAAGTTCTGGCAGCAACCAAACGTTTGGTTCATGCAAGGATCATGTAGTTTTGGACCTACTGCCGGCGTATGGGTAGATCGTGGTTGGATGGATCCAAATGCACAAACTATCAAGATGACTGCAAATGCTGATTATAATATCTTTGTACAGACTACTAATGGTGGTAAAGAATTACTTGCTTGGAATCAATTTGAGCAAGGCGGCACTATCGATTTGACTTTTGATAAGCAGTAACATGCGTTATCTATTGATTAGTTTTTATCGTAAACCAGGTGGACAGATTGATGAACAAGCAAGGTTCGTCAAGCGTGTGCGTACCAGTGATGCATCTACTAGCAATATCATATTAGATTATGGATTGCGTAAAGTAGAAAAATGTGTAGTAGAAGGAAATAGATTAGATAGGACCTTCGATCAACTGCATGAATATTATAAGAAGGTATATCCTCAAGCAATAAGCCAACTTGAAAAAGAAGGGCCTGAATTAGCAAAAAGAAGAGAAACGGGGAAATAAATTCCCCGTTTTTTTTTAGTTGTAGAGTTTAAGTATATGCTCTATAATCTTATGTCTCCTTATATCTCTTGTTTCAAACTCACACACACCGATACCAGCAACAGGAGTCTGTTGAAGTTTACTTGTCAGATCAAGTAAACCGTTGTCAGCGGTTCGTCTGTCTGTCTGTTCGATGTCGCCTGTGATGACTATTTTGCTTCCTTCACAGATGCGTGTCATCAACATTTTTAATTGACTTGGTGTAGCATTTTGTGCTTCATCAAGTATGACCCAACTGTTCTTAAAGTTTCGACCACGGCAGAATGCCAGTGGAGTTATCTCAATGATTTGCTCATTTAACATGTGGATCAGTTCTTTCATGCTATAGTATTCTTTCAATACATCTAGCAATGGACGTACCCAGGGTTCCATCTTGCTGTTTAAGTCTCCGGGCAAGAAACCATGCTTCTCGTCATCGACCGCCACCGCAGGTCTAGTCAATATGATCTTATCGCAGTCTCCGTTTCTTAGGGACTTGATCGCGGCTAGCATCGCCAAGTATGTTTTTCCAGTGCCAGCCGGACCGGATACAACTACGATGTCTAAGTCTCTGTCGATTAGTGATAGGATATATTTTTCTTGATTGACTGACTGCGGTAGCAGTTCGATTTGTTTACGTTGTCGCTTATATTCTTCCCTGAAGTCTATCGTTTCTGCGACATAGAAGTTTTTTTGATAGTTTTGCATTTGCCTGTTTTGCTCTTTTCTTAAAGCCCCAGTTTTTCTCTTGCTCAAGCGTAAATCTCCTGTAAGTTCGATCTATAGAGATAGAGATAACTATTATCTGCTATCTCTTGTGTATTTACGGGTATGTGACTGTGTATTATTTGCTATGTGTTTGAACAGCATTTATTGATAAATATATCACTGTACCCAGAATTAATGAATTCTTATATAACTTCTTTAGTGATAAATACATTATGACCCATAAAGTTGCAGATAATTGGTTTAATGACGTAGATTTCGTCAGCATAGTAAGCACTGTCAAAGGCATCATGACCAGCGACGGAGCAATATCCATGGTATTGGACTTTGAGCGTGTCATAGATGAACTAGACATTTACGCTTTTAAAAACTGGGAATTAGGTGAACTAGTTCAAGGCCCAGATGTAGGTAGATATAATACTAGTTGCATATTCATGTGGCCTTATAAACTCATGCCAGATCCTAAAGCAGTCAAAAGACTGCTTGCTGTAGGATGTGATGTTAAATGGGAAAAGACTAAGGTCGATGTCCCTGTAGAAGTAAAAGACTATGAGGATCTAGTACCCGGTACTAACTATCCAAAAGGAGTCAAGCGTGAAGTTTGGCTAGTGAAGATCACTATTCCCAATGATCTGATGGACGATATCAAGGAAGGTTCTGTAGACCTAGCAGGTTCTACTATTGACCTCGATGAACTTGATGATGCATATTCTGAAGATTTAGATAAACAAGGTGTAGGTGGTAATGCTGAAGGGACTGCGCAAGATCAGGCTCAGGTAGATCAAGCCACTGTATAAGGCAACGCATATGAAACTGAACGAAGGTTTAAATTACCATGACATGAAAGGGCAGTTAGACCCTAAGATCACTATTGATGAGTATGCCGCTAAAATGGGCGAAGATAGTGATATAGTCACATTAACATTCAAGACTAATAGCAAACTCGCAGCCAAAGATTTAGTAGCATGGCTTGAGATAGGATATGATTTCATACTTGATTCAAGTGTGAGTGATGGTGAGATAGAACCAGGCAAATGGCTGGTGTTCGTTGAGATGAAACGTAGATCAAACGTCCCTGAAAAGATCATAAGAGTGCTTGAAGATTTAGAAACCTTGACTGATATCCAAGTCAAGGATTATACTGTGAGTTTCAAAGAAGATGATTATGACGCTGATACTGATGTTTTAAAACAGATCATGATATTAAATCCTGAAGAATATAAAAAGATAGAAAATAAAGAAGAAGAGTTAAATGAGATGCGTCATATCGCAGGACTATCTCGCAAAAAGATTTATACAAATGTAGATGAAGAGATACGCCATCTGTTAGACATAGCAAGAATCTGAGGAAACGATGAGTTTGCGTCAGAATATGAAAACAATGTTAGCCGATAGCCATGACAGTGAATCGGTGTCGAGTAAAAGAGTGATAACATTTATCGCTTTTATTTTATGTGTTGTGGCTTTCATAGCGAACTTGTTTTTTAACTATAAAATGGATGCATTTATATATGAAACTATGGCTTGGATCGTGCTAGGAGGTTTCGGTGCTACAGGACTTGAAAAGTTTGCACGTAGAAAACCAGAGTATGATTTTGATGTAGAACCGAGAAAGCCATATCGCAGTAATAAATGGGATGATCAAAACGTTGACTTTCATCCTTAATTGATTTATAATAAAGAATGGACCATTATGCAACATTGGGTGTTGCAAAAAATGCTACACCCGATGATATCAAAAAAGCCTACCGCAAATTAGCAAGTCAGCATCATCCTGACAAGGGCGGTGACACGCATAAATTTCAAGAGATCCAAACAGCATACGATGTACTGAGCGATCCACAAAAAAGACAACAATACGATAATCCAATGCCCCAAGGATTTCCGGGTGGGTTCGGATTCAACGGTCAGCCTTTCGATCTAAATGATTTGTTTGGACAAGTCTTCCGTGATCATAATGGTCCTAAGGGCGTCAGAAAACAAGTCTATAGAACCCGTGTAGATATCACATTACAAGATGCTTATCACGGTATTAATAAGATACTAGAATTAGGTACTATGAACGGTAAAAAGGTCATAGATATCAAAATTCCCCCGGGTGCAAACAATCAAGACCAAATGCGTTTTGATAACGTCATGGATGGTGGTGTATTGATAGTAGAATTCAACATGTTACCTGATCTACGATTTGATAGGCGAGGTAATGATCTCTATTGCAATCATAGCATCAATGTGTTAGACTTGATTGTTGGTACAGACTTTCACTTCAAGACAGTATCGGGAAAAGAATTAAATGTAACTATAAAACCAAAAACACAACCATTTCAAAGCATTAGATTGTCAGGTTATGGTATGCCCATAGTCAACACCGCTAATCACGGAGACCAATACATCTTGCTAAAACCCTATATTCCCGATATAATAGATAACGAAATCATAGATAGTATTTTGCGCAATCGTAGCAAATAAATATTTTAAAAGAGAGGCTTATGAATACATCACCCGAAATTGAAAACATCATCGAACAGGCAATCGCATTTGCCAAAGAGCATAATCACGAATACGTGACTATAGAGCATTTACTATTGGCATTAGTCACGTTTAGTCCGTTCAAGAAATGTCTGATCGGTTTTGGAGTAGATGTCGATCTTATGTCGGATGAGATCGCATCTTATGTCAAGGGATTGCAAAGCATTGTAGGCAAAGAACCAAATGCTGTTCCTAAAAAGACTAACAGCCTTGAGCGTGTGATGAATCGTAGCGTGACGCAGGTATTGTTCAGCGGTCGCAGGACAGTTACTACTATCGATTTGTATTTTAGCATCGCTAGCGAAAACAACAGTCATGCACATTATTTCTTGTTGAAGTATGGTGTGTCCAAGCAAGAATTCTTCCCGTATTGGCAAAAGCATTATAAGGGCGGTGAGCATGGTTCTGTCTTCACTGAGAGCCAAGCAGAAGAGATCCTAGAAGAACATACCATCAATCTCACTAATCTAGCAAGAAAAGATAAACTTGAGCCATTGATCGGTCGTCACAAAGAGATCGATGATATCATCAACGTACTCGCCAAGCGTTTCAAGAGCAACGTATTGATGGTAGGTGATCCGGGCGTAGGTAAGACTGCTATCGCAGAAGGTATCGCACGTGCCATCGTCAACGATGAAGTTCCTGAGTTCTTGAAGGATCATGAATTGTATAGTCTTGAGATCGGTAGTTTGTTAGCCGGTAGTCGTTATCGCGGTGATTTTGAAGAGAAGGTCAAGCAGGTAATGGAGGCACTCAATACTAAGAAGAAGGCTATCCTATTCATCGATGAAGCACATATGATGCAAAACGCTGGCAGCAGTAGCAACGGCAGTGTTGACTTTGCTAACATGATCAAGCCTGCTATCACTAAGGGTACATTGAAGATCATCGCAAGCACGACTTGGGAAGATTTCTACGAAAGTTTTGAGAAGGATCGTGCATTGATGCGCAGGTTTTATCGTGTAGCAATCGATGAGCCTACCACTGATACTACTGTTCGTATCTTGCGCGGTTTGAGCGAACGATTGAATGACTTCCATGATGTCAAGATCGCTGACGAAGCAATCGAAAGCGCAGTAGAAATGGCTGGTCGTTATATTCATGATCGTAAAAATCCCGACAAGAGCATTGACTTGCTTGACGCAGCCTGTGCTAAACAGCGTGTTCTTGAGAACAAGGGCGCAGACATCACTAAGCAAATGATTTTTGATCAAGTAGAGAAGTTCACTGGAGTTCCTGCTGATAAGTTGTCGGGAGATAATTTTGATCGCATCACTAACCTTGAAAGTAATGTCAAGGCTAAACTATATGGTCAAGATGAAGCAGTAGACGAAGTGTTGGATCGTGTTTATGTAAGTTTTGCTGGAATCAACAACGAGACTAAGCCTATCGCAAGTTTCTTGTTCTTGGGCCCGACTGGTACAGGTAAGACTGAACTTGCTAAGTTGTTGAGCAAGAATCTTGACATGCCATTATTGAAATATGATATGTCAGAGTATAGCGAGAAACATACAGTTAGCGCATTGATCGGACCTCCTCCTGGTTATGTTGGATTCGGTGATAGCCAAGTACAAGGTGGTCGCTTGATCAGTGACTTGAGCAAGAACCCGCATAGCATAATGTTGTTTGATGAAGTTGAGAAGGCTCACCCTGACATCTTCAACATCTTCTTGCAGATCCTTGATGAAGGGCGCGTCACAGGTAGCAATGGTAAGGAAGTGTCATGTAAGAATACTATCATCATCATGACCAGTAACTTGGGCAGTGCAGATGGTGAACGAAACGCTATCGGATTCGGTGACATGATAAAGACCGGTGAAGATGACAAGGCATTCAAGGACTTCTTCAAGCCTGAGTTTAGAAACCGTCTTGATAAGGTCTGTAAGTTCAAGAAGTTGGACACGCTGAGTATCAAGAAGATCGTTATCAAATTCACTGAGGATGTCAAAAAGGCATTGCTTGAGAAGCATAACATCACTCTTAACTTAAGCGAACCGGTCGTTGAATATCTTGCTGACAAGGGTTACGATAGCAAGATGGGCGCACGTCCATTAGCACGTAAGATCGATGAATTGTTGCGTGTACCTCTTTCAAAGAAGATTCTCTTTGAAAAGATCAACAATGCTAGCATCATGGTAAATCTAGTAGGAGACAACATCGAATTTGCCATCACGAATAAAATGACAGCAAAGGTTGGAGATGATGGAATCATTACAGTTAACAATTGATGACCGCACTGGTTTGTATTTTGGCAAATACAAATATCGCGCACAATTAAAAGTCATGGGTGCTGCCTATACTTATTATACCAACACCCTTGACCAATTCAAGAAAAAACTTGAAAATACTAAGGCTAATAGGAATCAGTATAGAATCAGTATTTTAAATAGTAGGTTTGAAGAGACATACGATCATATTAATTTCGAGCAGATAGAAAAGTTTTTTGATTGGAAGAATAATAGAAATAACGAAACCTTCATGTGTAGGATTCAAGGGAATAATATCAGTTTTTTCAGTAATGATCTAGACATGCTCAAGACATTAGTTGTGATAGATCCTTCACTCAAGTTTAGTGAAGCATACATCAAAACTTCAGATACATTGTTCTTTAAGAAAGAACCTAAATATAAGCACAGAACTTTCTTTAAAGGTAGGAAATGCCCGGTAGATTTTCAAGATCAGGTCAATGACTTGAGAAATATGTACGGGGACAAGATACGTTTCAGTCCCGGGATGGTCAGGATGCTTAATAAATATCCGCAGAGTACATACCGATATATGCACACATCGTACTATATAGACTATAACGACCCCGGGATGATATCTATCTTGGGTATATGGTTTGGTGATTTTCTAGGGAAATCATATTCTCTACAGAAACAGAAGTGATATAGATAAATACTCTAATAGAATGGAGTATTTATGGCTAAAATCGTAGAAGATGTCGTTGTCATAAAGTTCAGCAAGATAGTCAAAGACAACGATAAAGACAGTGCAGATATTGCTACACCAGAGACGTTGGCCGCATTAGAACAAGTGGCCCAAGAACTCGCGGGTGAGGGCATCGTTGTTGAAGCGGTGAAAGCATAATGAGTCAGGTCACTATACTTGAATTATTACCGCAGACAACTTATAACGGCGGCGGTACTGCCAATGTTTATACAGTTACGGGTAATGCACAGCCCGCGGCTGCATATTATCTAGGAAACCAAGACCTACAAACAGTCAATATCAGATTGTCTAATTGTAGCGCGAACATCGTTATTGAAGCAAGTTTAAATAGTAATAGTTCTAATGCTGAATGGTTCAAGGTATATGAACTAGTGGCTAATGCTAATTCAGCCACAGGCAGCGATACTTATGATGCAAGCAACGCAAGCATCTATACTAATATAGAAGGTAATTTCGTTTACATGCGCGCCAAAATCGTTGATTTTGCGGGCGGTGTTGTTAATTTTGTTAAGTTGAGTTATTAATATGAAACAGATAGTCATCATGCCAGGTGGTTTTCATCCTTTCCATGCAGGACATTATGCATTGTATAAGAGTGCATTAGAAGCCTTTCCGGGAGCGGATGTTTATGTGGCAGCGACTAACGATCAAAAAGCAAGACCTTTTCCCTTTGAAATCAAAGAGAAACTAGCAAAACTTGCAGGCGTTGCACCGGGACGTTTTGTTCAAGTAAAAAGTCCCTTCAAACCAGAAGAGATAACAAGCCAGTATGATCCTGATAGTGATGTATTGATTTTTGTGCGTAGCGAAAAAGATAGAACTGAGCAACCTAAACCAGGTGGTACTAAGAAAGATGGCAGTCCTAGTTATTTTCAACCATGGACTGGTAAAGATTTACAACCTTTCAGTAAACATGCATACATTGATTATCTACCAACAGTAGAATTCGGTCCAGGAATCAAGAGCGCAACTGAGATACGTAATGCATGGCCTGGATTGAATGATAGACAAAAGACCGCAATGGTAATGAGCCTATATCCTGCTACACAAAAGAATCAAAAACTAGCAACCAATGTAGTTAAATTACTTGATGCAGGTATGGGCGCACAGACTGAGGCTGCTAATCCTGCACAGCAGGCAGCGATTGCTATCAGTATGAAGAAAGACGGAAAGAAGCCCGAAGTCAAAGAAGCGATAGACTATCTACCTGAGAATTAATGATTTATAACTATTTTCAGAATGGTTTCATAGGGCATTCCAAACCATACAATCGTTATTATTACTTTAAGGGCGAGCGCGAAGAGTTTGAAAATAACTGCGCAAAAATAAAAAACTGGCGATATAAAGACTTAGATATAACCTATGACTATAATAGTAATGGTCATAGATGTAAAGAGATACAAGATTTAAACGATGATTATATATTGGTTACTGGATGCAGTACAACTGATGGTCACGCAGAAAAACTGGAAGAGACGTACCCCTATATATTAGCCAAGAATCTTGGATTGGATTATTATAATCTAGGATTAAAAGGCTCTTCAGTCAACACCACATATTATAATCTTACTATGTTCCTTAATAAGGTACATATTAAACCCAAAGCAATCATTCTGCAATGGCCTCATTTCAATAGATATGCATTGGTACATAAAGAAGGTCAGTATGCAGTTTATAACCCTATGCAAGACTTTCATTTTCAGTATGATTACGAAGTATTCAAGACATTACACATGCATGAATTGCCTGTAAGTCACTCTCATTTTTATAGAAAATTGACATTGGAATATCTATCCACTATGAACATCAAGGTGATAGAGTTAAACTTGATGGCGGATATTAAACTAGAAAATGAAGGTTACAATACTAATATCATTCAATGGGACGGAATAGAGACATTTCAAGATGTCGCTAGAGATTTAATACATGCAGGACCTATCACTAATACTCTTTGGGCTAACAAATTATTAGAAATGGTAGACTATCAAACGTATAAGAAAAAAATCAGCACTCTCTGACAACAGTAAATAACTGTACAAGTTTGAGAGGAAATATGGCCAACAAAAAAACTAAAGCAGAAGAGAAGACTGTTCCAGTAGAACAGGTTCAAGAGATTGTTGCACAGGCGCAGCAGGCTCCCCAAGCAGATGGGCAGCAACAGCCCGGACAGCAACAGATACAAGTCAATGTCGATTTTTTGAGAACTACTAGAGTTCATATAGCGATGCCATGTTATGGCGGGATGCTTACAGAATCCACCTTCATGAGTTTCATTAAATGGGCGAATACTGCAAGACAGTTAGGAATCGATTGGACACTGGAGACTATGGTCAACGAGAGTTTGATCAGCCGCGCACGTAATACACTTACTGCCAAGTTCCTCGATATGCCAGACGCGACACACTTGTTCTTTGTCGATGCTGATATCGGCTGGGAACCATGGCACTTGTTAGTATTATTAAATCGTAACGTAGATGTTATCGGTGGATTATATCCAATGAAGACTATGCCTATCAAGTGGGTAGTCAATGGATTTGATGGAGCCGAAGAAGGTCCAGATGGACTACAAGAAGTAAGCAAAGCAGGTACAGGTTTCTTATTGATGAAGAAGCACGTATTTGAAAAGATGAACGGTCACCCTGCGGTCAAGCAGTATAAGAACGACATCGGTCTTGATCCTAAGTATGATAAGCATCTTAAGACTTACTTTGACACAGCAGTTCGTCAGAATCGTTACTATAGCGAGGATTGGACTTTCTGTGAGAACTGGCGTGACTTAGGCGGCCGTATCTGGGTCGATAAGCGAGTTCTATTGCGTCACTCAGGTAGTTATGTGTTCTGTATGGAAAATCAGCAGTACTTGATGGATAACATAGGTCCTATGTATATCAAAGAGCAAGAAGCAAAGAAGGCACAATAAGCCAAAACATAAAAGCCCCGTAAGGGGCTTTTATTTTATATCAATCTGAAAACGTATTTTTTTCTATTAATAAAGAGATCGTAGTTATACTCCACGATATCAATTAATTTTTTGCGATAGTTATTAAGAGTGGCTTTGTCTAAAGTAGTCCATCTCTTTATCTCTTCTGTTACCATGATCATTCTTGTGGTATCGTCAGTCTCTTTATCATAATCCTCATTTATATATGGGTGAAATGTTTGATATCCCATGTCATGTAATAATTCTAAAGAGTTGGCTACAGTCAACAAGATGAATGGATGTCTACAAGCGATTGCTTTATATGTTTTTTCAGTCAAAAATCTGCAATACTTATTGCCTATCTGTTCGTCATAATCCTTGCTATAGTAAGTCTCATTGATGATGCTGAAATAACTATTCTTTAAGTAAGGAAGCAACGTTCTAACCTTATCAGGACTTTCGTAGATATTATTTTTATGACTATCTACAAACATAGGAAACTTATCATATATATCCATACCATTTAATATAGACGATCTTAAGGGTTCTTTAAAAAATCGTTGATTATGATAAGTCAGCGTAGCCCATTTTTTCTGATCATCATCTCCGTGAAAGTATTTTTTGTACAACGGATGATCGATCTCACGTATGTCTGTTATCTCAAAAGACGGTTGTTCATTTGAAGATATGAAGCAATTACCCAACAACACTTCAGGAACTCCTACAAAACTGTTGTATCCATAATCTAATAACTTAGCATCATTCAAATGACTTATGAATGCAGCCCTGTGTAATCTCCATGCTTGGTTAAGATTTAGATATATTTTTTCAGGGTTCTCATTTTCTAATGGTCCTTTGATTTTTGTTGTTCGTATATCTATGTTGTATGCTTCAAATTCTCTGATGAATCTTGTTTTCATCCAGTAGTCAAAGTGATTATATAATACTACGTGACAAGGTTCTAATCCGTATATTCCTGCTATTTTAGGTACTAAAAATTTATAGTCCTGACCATGACTTACTATGATTATCTGAGATGTAGGTATCTTGTTTAAAATACAAACATTTTTAAAGAGTCTATGTAGAAAGCCTTCACCCGGATCGCCATGTTCATATATCAGGAAACTCTCTTTTTGTCGTATCTCATTTAATATCGAATCAGGTATATCTGATAGGTCTTCAAGTAGTTTTTTAGGGTCTCTTCCTGCAGTATAATGTCCTTCGAATAATACAGGAATCATTTTAGCAAGAGAGTAATGCGTCTTGCCCTGCGTGATTTTATTGATTTCGTCTGAAAATATAGTCCTACATATAGTAGGATTTAGTGCATCAAATCCTTCCCTTGTTGGTAGTCCTTTACGCGCTACTGCGTTATACTTCTCTGTACCCCTTTGTTTTGCATATATCGGATGATTGTAGTTTATGGCCATAAGTCTATTTATAATCTATTAGTCAGTACATGGACAAATAGATAAATACTATATTATTACGGAATTAAGTCATGAAAATCAAAGACATTTATGAAAGCACAACATCAGGGTCAGTAGCAAGCGTTGCGATGCCCATGGGTGGCACTCAGAAGCGTGAGGGCACACTATTCAAGGGTAAGAAGACCAAGAAGAAATTCTATGAGTCTGAAGTCAGTGAAGCAGAAGTCAATGAAGCAGACCTTATACTAGTCCCCGGACAAGGGAAGAAATTAAAGCCCGGATTCATACCTAAAGATCAGGATCGTAGAGATCACGAAGTAGAGATGGCACGTAGCGACTTATTCCATGCGGCACAGAATGCTAAAGAAATCTATAAGATGATACATCAGGTTTCAGAAGACGAGGGTCTAGAGGGTTGGGTACAAGAGAAAATCATCAAAGCCAGTGACTATCTAAACACAGTTCGTGAATATCTAGAACACAAAACATATATGCAAGAGGGCGGTGTTATCGCCGGTGGCATGAGCAATTTTGAAGAAGGCTGGAAAGGTGAATTAGCAGGCGGTACTATTGGAGGAATTGCTGGCCATGTGGCAGGTAGCGCAGTTGGAGGCCCAATTGGTGGAATTATCGGCGGTGCAGTAGGTGGTACCGGCGGCGGAATCATTGGCCGTGAACTAACCAAAGAAGAACAATTAAATGAACTTGCGCCGATATTGGCTGCAGGTGCTAGATTAGTAATTACAATGGCACCTAAAATTGCACAAGTTCTTAAAAATACAGGTAAGGCTACAGCGAAAGCGGCCGCACCAGTTGCTAAATCTGGTGCAGAGATTGCAGCCAAGAATGCAGATAAAATTGGGGTTGGACTAGGTGCCTACGAAATTGGATCTTCTGCGGCTGACATTGCCAAGGCCATAACTGCCAAAGTGGGCACAGCACTGGAAGAAAAAACAATCATGGAACTAGCCCAGGTGGCTTTTAAATTTGCTATCCCTGCTGGTATTGTGTTGGCCATATTATATGGTGGCAAAAAAGTAATCGATTCGTTGTTTAGCAATTCTAACCAACAGCAAGGTGTAGCGGAAGATCAAGTTGACGAAGAAAAAGACGCATGTTACAATAAAGTCAAGAGCCGTTATAAAGTATGGCCTAGTGCTTATGCATCAGGTGCATTAGTCAAGTGCCGTAAAGTTGGCGCAAGCAATTGGGGCAATAGTAGCAAGAAATGAGATATCGTCAAATACTAGAAGCATGTTGGAAAGGTTACAGGCGTGTGCCAGGTACCAAAGCCAACACACCTGGTAGTTGCAAAAAGGTCAGCGAAGATCAGATAAGCGATGAGCGTGTACGTAAGATTCAAAATTTCTTAAACGATAAGTTCAATGCTAACTTAGATGTTGATGGCGTGTTAGGTCCGTTAACACTAAAGACTATAGACAAGTTTATGCCTGATGCTAAAAAGCGTTTAGCACCAGAACCAGACAAGAATACAAATGTTCAAGGCTTAGAAAAGAAACTAAGTGAACAAGAACTAGAAGAAGATTTACGCAAGTGGTTTAAAGAGAAGTGGGTTCGTTTCGGCCCAGATGGAAAGATTCGTGGCTCATGTGCTAGAGGTAGTAGTAGTGAGGGTAAGCCCAAGTGCTTGCCACAAAGCAAAGCACATAGCCTAGGCAAGAAGGGTCGTGCAAGCGCGGCAGCACGTAAGCGTAGAGAAGATCCTAATCCAGAGCGTAGCGGTAAAGCAAAGAATGTAGCAACTAAGAGTAAGAGAGACAAATAATGAGTAGTATCATAAAAGGATTACAGAATGAGCAAAATGATTTCCAGGTAAATGTACCTGGTTACGGCACTGTTCCATTAGAAATGTTAAAGCGCCATGTTAAAGAACTTGCAAAAGATTTCAATGATATGATACAGAGCGAAGAATTCATCAAGGCTGCATATAAGACAGAGCAATTCTATAATGCATTGTTTGCATTGAGCAAAGCGATGAAGGCTAAATCTGTAGAAGAAGGTTATAGCGCAGGTATTACTGGTGGTTCAGGACTAGGAATCGAAAAGAGCCCAATGGAAAAAGTAATCGAAAAACCATTAGGTGAAAAAATTAACACACCGGGCGGCATGGGTCAGAGTTATCGCAAGTTCACACCTAAATCAGCAGGCACAGATAAAGAACAACTTGATGAATTAAGTCCTGAAACATTAGCAAGATATAAAAAAGCCGCAGGCGCTGATGCAAGTAAAGCAGACAAAGAAGGTGATTTCGAACGCGGCAACAAACGTTTCAGCGGTATAGTTCGTGCTACTAAAAAAGAATTTGACAAGCCTACTAAAGAAAGTTCTATAATGAAAGGTTTGCAAAACGAAGTAAAAAGAAATGAGTCACTTAAAGGAAAATAACATAGGATATTTTCAACATTTATATAGAGCCTGGAGATGGGCGATCATACTATTGATACATGGAATATTTCCTGAGATATATAAGACTAGAGTAAGTGACGAGATTTGTAAAAGGTAAAAGAATATGTTAGCAGATAGTTTAAAACATTTATTAGCAAATAGTTATGCGTTTGTGATCAAAGCGCAACAGTTCCACTGGAACGTTGAGGGCCCAAACTTCCCTCAGTATCACGATTTCTTCGGTAATTTATACGCTGAAGTATATGCATCATTAGATAAGACTGCTGAATATATCAGAACACTTGATAGTTATACTCCAGGAAGCATGGAACGTTTTGTTGAATTGAGCGATATCAAAGGTCAGACCATGATCCCAAGAGCAGAACTAATGTTTGCAGAGTTGTTACATGATAATGAATTAGTGTTACATTGTTTAGGTGAATGCATGAGTCACGCTAAAAATGAAAACAATTATGGTATAGAGAACTATATCGCAGAACGCATGGATGCACATGCTAAACATGCTTGGATGATCAAGAGCATACTAAAGAAAGAACGCGCATAATTGCATGAACTTTCCGGATGATGTGCGAGAAGCCGGACTATTATTTGAAGAATACGGCTATAAGATAAACGCGATGCCGGTTAGATTCGGCAAATTCACTAATCATGTATTTTCTTATGATGGTTATTTAAAGAATTTTCCTGCAACAAATCTAAACAATGACTGCTCTATAATACTAAATCACTATCTGAGCGGTACTGCATCCATTGATGTAGATGACTATAGAATAATTAAAATATTACTTCACGATGTCGGCATAGACATTGATGATTTGATAGAGAACACGATGGCTTGGCGTGGTGGTGACAATCACTGTAAGTTAATCTATAAAAAACACGACAACATATCTTTAAACAGAACTTCACTAAAGATAAAGAAAGACAATGAAAGCATTCTGACTTTCAAGGGCTATCAACTACCGGTACCAGTCGACCATGGGAATTTAAATAACTATTTTGATCACCTTCCCCCTAGTTGGTATATACCCAACCCCAAGATCAAGTATGACAGGCGTTATCAATTCATCACTAGACTGTTCAAGTATGAAGAATTACCCGTGATCCCTGATAGCATAATAGAGATTTGGTCTAATTTTAGCAGATATGAACAGCGTTTTATAGACCTTGCGATCAGGGAGTAGTAGATAAATAATATAATGCGTATCGTAGAATTTGCAGAAATAGAAGAATCAAGCCCGGACACACTGGAAGGTAGCTTCACGGATGATCTTATACAAAGCAAGACTTGGTTATGCAAAAAATTAAAAGAAGGATTAGGCGGGAAATGCGCTAGAACTATCTATATATTAGGTAGTTGGTATGGTAACCTTGCTATGTTATTGCAAAAAGAAGGTGTGATATTTGATCATATCGTATTAGTAGAAAATGACGAAGATAAACTTGAAACTAGCCACGAGTTGCTGAAACCATTTTTTAAACCGGGGAAGTTGATATTTTTAAATACTGATGCTAGAGATGTGATATATGACAAGCCCGGAATCATAATCAATACTAGTGTCAATGACATGAAGTCCACTTGGTATAATGTAGTACCAGATGGATATAGAGTGATAGTTCAAGGAAGAGACCAAGCAAGCGGGGCAGTAACAAAAATAGCAGACCTAGAACAATTTACAGATTTATTTCCAATGCGTAAAGTAAATTATTTAGGTAGTAAAGATTTTACAGATCCAGAAACAAGTTACACAAGATATATGAAGATAGGTGTGAAATGAGAGCAAGTGAATTCGTACAAGAAGGTATCAACGACCCTGCTATCTTTAAGGTAGTATTTGTTATCGGTGGCCCTGGCAGCGGCAAGAGTTATGTATCAGACCGTTTAGGACTGAATGCTATGGGTTTGGTCACAATCAATAGTGACGTAGCATTCGAATACATGATGAAGAAACACGACATCGATCCCAAGATGCCCCCTGAAGAAAAAGAAAAGCGTGACACAGTACGAGCAAGAGCCAAACAGATCACAAGCAAAAAAAGTGATCTTGCACTTGAGGGTAGACTAGGTATTCATATAGACGGTACCGGCGATGATTATGATAAGATTGCCAATCTTAAAAAGAATTTTGAACAACTAGGATATGATTGTTATCTAGTGGTAGTGAACACCAAACTTGACGTAGCAAGACAACGCAATCAAATGAGATCAAGAACTGTTCCTGATAAAATAGTGACTAATAGTTGGTATGATGTTCAGGACAATATAGGTCGTTTTGCTAATATATTTAAATTTCTAAGCATTATCGACAACAGCGGCGATAGAGAAGCGACAGAGGAACAGATCAACAAAACATATAGTAGACTAAAGCAATTTGTCGCAGAACCTCCAACAAGACCTGCCGCAAAAGAATGGATCGGAAGCCAGAAAAAAACAAATGAAGCGTCATATGTGGGTAATCTAGGGGCCATGGAAATGATAAAATTCAAGCAAATCGCTAGCCCTGAATTATGGGCTTTGATGAAGAAACTCATAGCAGCCGGAAAAGAAGAAGAGGCCTGGGCACTATTACAGAAGGTTACCAAAACTAAGTTGAAGTAACAAGATCCATGTTATAATTAGTGGCTTGATAAATACATAATACTATTGTGAGGATTAGACATGAAGATTTTTGAAGTTATTGAAGCGAAAAAGCGTCCCCAAAACGACTGGGACGATGAAGACGATGCCCCTGCGCAGGATGCTGATCTAGATAAGATTCCTCACATACTAATGCAGATGCGCAAAGCCGTAGACACAGACGGTAATTACGAATTTAGATTCAAAGATGGTAGCAAGCATATGCTTGATATTCCGGATATTGTTACATTCGTTAAGAAATACATGACCGCTAAGCCTCAAGAAAAAGAGATGATGCAGAATAAGGCGATAGAGAGCCTAGAAGGATTGATGTCAGTTATCAATGCACAAGCAGCCGCTAAACCAGACATGAAGATTAAGGGTGATCGTTATATGTCAGGATTCGCCGGTGACTATGATGACAAGTAAGATCGTAGGTTTTTTATTATCTGTAACACTTGCACTAAGTGTTACTGATGCCTTTGCTCAAAAACAAAAGCCCGGTGTAACTTATGACGCAACTATCTTGCGTGTGATAGACGGTGATACTGTTGCTTTCCAAGCACCCTTCTTACCAGATCCACTAAAGAAAGAACTTAGTATTCGTGTATTCGGTGTCGATACTCCTGAGAAGGGACACCGCGCACAATGTCAGAGCGAAGATTTATTGGGCAAGGCTGCTACTAACTTCACTAAAGATAGCATATCCAAAGCACAGAAACTACAAATTGTACTAATGGATTGGGACAAGTATGGTGGTCGTGTATTGGGCGATGTCATCATCGATGGCCAGAGTTTACGCATGTTACTCATCAATAAGGGTTATGCCCGTGAGTATTATGGTGAAGCAAAGCAGAGTTGGTGCAAATAAAATATTGACATTTTCAATATTCATGATAAAATAGTATCATGAACTACGATTACAACAGACACAAACCAAAAGGCATGACCAACAAGGTCTATGAGATTGCTTTACAGACCGGCGGTAGCACTTACCCCGAAGTGAACTCAGAGAGATTACAAAGGTTCGCTGAAAATATTATTGAAGAGTGTGCAAAGATTGCTGAACAAGATAGCAGTTATCCCTATAAAAGTTACGGTGATAAGATTCGCGCACATTTTGGACTAAAGGATTACGTATGACAACTGATTTTAAATTTAAAATAGGTGACAAGGTACAAAAAGTAGGTGGCACATATCAGGCAGCCGGTGTGATTGTAGGTACTGCGATTACTACTCGCGGTGATATTAGATATGTGTTTGAGTTTGCTGACTATCCCGGCATGCTACATATATTCAATGACGGACAGTTGGAGTTCTTGGATGCACGATCATGATAAACCAAAAAACGAATGGGATGACTTAGACATCTATGATCGTGAGGCGGCAGACATACGCCGCAATTTAAGAAAAATAGATTTAAAACAGTGGGTGCAAGACCTATATAGTTTAGATCCTGATTTGTTTGACAACATGCAGAAGTTGATAACCCTCGCTAGCAATCGCCGCCGTTAACTGCTGAGTCTTTTTTACACTGTTTCCGCATAAATATAAGCATACCGAGAGGTAAAACCTCTTCGGCTTATACAGGGAACAATAAAAATGATAAAAAAGATCCTTGTGTTGGCCACAATCGCTGCCTTTATAGGCAGCGTTCCGGCATATGCACAAACCACAACAAATACAAGCACTCAGGCTACTAGTGGTGGCACGACAACTAGTACCACTACTCCTATCAACCAAGGAGGTTATACAACTACCTCTTTAGTTGATACGAATAGCACAAGTAATAGTACCAGTAGTGTTAACACTACAAACATGACTACTACTAATAATAATAGTACTAGCATTAGTACGGTTAATAGTAACAATAATAACAATAACACAAGTACATCAACGAATGTTAATACAAACAATAACATTCAAAGTGGTACTGTTACTAACATCAATCAAAATACCAACAATGGTACGATGACTAATAACAATAACAATGTTAATACCGGTACTATGACATATAATAACAATAATGTCAACAGCGGTACTATGACTTATAACAATAACAATGCTAGCACATCCGTCAATACCAACAATAACATCAATAGTGGTACTATGACGTACAATAATAACAATGCTAGCACATCTGTTAATACTAATAACAATGTGATGAGCGGTAGTGTTACCAATAATAACAACAATGTTTCTACTAGCACAAGCACTAATAATAACGTCAATACTAACGTTAATACCGGTGATATGACTAACAGAAACATCAACAGTAGCACTTCAACATCTAACAATGTTAATACAAATAACAACGTTAGCAGTAACACAAACGTCAACATACAACAAGGCGAGATGACTAATCGCAACATCAATGAAACAACTGTCACACAGAAAGTCATTCAACCTCCACCAACAGCGATTGCTCCTGCAATGTTGTCAGGTGGTAATGCTGACTTATGTACAACGGGTGTTTCAGGTGCGGCACAGACACAGATTCTTGGTATAAGTTTTGGTTCTACATTACGTGATGAGAATTGCGAACGCTTAAAGTTATCCAAGACATTATACGACATGGGCATGAAAGTAGCGGCTGTAGCGGCTATGTGTCAAGACCGTCGTGTATTTGATGCTATGATGGCAGCCGGAACTCCTTGTCCATATGAAGGTAAGATCGGTGAAGAAGCAAAAGTATCGTGGGAAGCAAATCCTAAAAAGGTACCTAAAGGTAAGAGTAAGGGCTGGTTTGAGTAATGAAAAAACTCTTAGCCTTATTGTTGCTAGTTAGTAACGTAGTCTGTGCGCAAAACATAAACACCAATACAGGTAGTGTACAGACTACACCAAATTTGGTGGATCCCACACAATGGGGTAATGTTATTTACATGAATGCTACTCAATTAGGTCAAGTAGAGGGTACTGGTGGCGGTCCTTCTCCAGCATTCAACACTGATACTAATACGATTCGTTTTAGTTACATGCCGTATACAGTAAGTCAGATAATAGCGATCAATTCAGTATTGAGCGGACAAGGTATAAGTGTAGGTGGTTTTAATTACTCTTGGAAGATATATAATGATTTAAATAATCCTTCTGGAACTAGAGGTTCATTAAACGTATATGGCAGTCTTACAAATAATACAGGAAAAGTTTTAGAATACTACAACTATGATTATAGTTTGACAAATACCGGTGCTACCTTTCAGACCTTTACAGGCACTGAAACTTTTAGTAGTCCATATCAACTAAATTCTTTAGGTGACATTTCTATATCATGGACGGGTAGTGACATGAATTTTTGGAGTGGTTATTATGGTCCTAGGGTACGAGATATATCTTTATCATTGAATTATAGCGTTAAGCAAACATCAACATCACCTACACCTACAACAACTACAACTAACACAGGAACATCTAGTCCTATAGAGATAGCAGATACATTTAGCAAGCCGCCTCCGGAGTCAGAACCCAAACAGCAAGAACAACAGATTGCATATAGTTCACCTCCCCCACCTGGCTCTGAGCCTCCTCCACCCGGCAGTACGACTACAACTACAGCATCTACTAGTCAGCCACCACCAAGTGGATCATCACAGCCGGCTCCGTCTGGATCACAGCCGCCACCAGGATCACAACCTCCTCCTGGCTCATCAAACAATGTAGCAAGTTCAGGTTCTGCACCACAACAAGGTAGTTCTACTTCCGGTGGACCAAGTCTTTCATCAATACTGACTATGATCAAGAACAATGAAAAGAAAGAACAAGCGATTGCTACAACTGCTGTACAAGCCGCTAATGATGTAGCACAATCTGCTGTGCGAGCCACAGAACAAACTGCTATGTCAGTAGCAAATACATCGTCTAATGCAAGCATACAAGCAGCCACGCAACAAGTTAGTATAACACAACAAAGTAATGTGCAAAGTTCTTCATTTGCTCAGGGTATACCTTTAGCATCTAACACTCAGCAAAATCTTGGTGCAGTTAATAACCAAGTCATGATGGGTAATAATGCAAGTGTGCAACAGAATGTTTCAAACAACAATCAATCTGCACAATCAATAGACACACAGGTATCTATGATATCGATACAGCCGGTAGTTACACAATCAACATCTAGTGTGCAAACAACTACTATGACTGGATTGCGTAGTGCAGAAGTAGAGAACGTTTTATTCACTAACAATTTTTTAACTAATCGTGCTAACCCATTGACTGAAATCATAGAGAACAACACAAAAACTAATAATAGTTCTAGCACAGAGCAAAAAGAAAATCCATTAAACAAAAATGCACAAAACAATGAATTGTCTATGGGCATCAGTTTAGACAGAATGATGATGCAACCTATAGGATATAATTCATATCTACAACTTGCATTGAGAGATACATCTTTCTATGCACCTAAAGAGATATACAAAAATCAAGTGCCTTCTGACAACAAGCGTAGCATGTACTTTTTAGAAAAGGGTAACACAGATACTTATAATAAAATGGTGGAGGCACAATACAAATGAGAAAACCAAAATGGTATGAATTTAAAGATTATAAGGACATGACACCTGAGCAAAAAGAAGAATATGAAAGATGCAAGGGAGAGATCATAACGAACTATATGGGTGTACCATCATCACCTAGTAGTATTAAATTAAGAACCCAAGCCTACTTAGAAGAAACAAAAAAGGGTTTCTGGGATTAAGGAGAAAATAAAAAATGACAAATAAAAAGAAGACAGACATTGACGCTAAAGTAGATGAACTTGAAGCGGCTAAAGAAAAATATCTAAGTGAGAACACAGTCATCAGCGTAGGTGGTTATAATTTCACCCCTGCTAAATTGATGATAGCAGCCGGTATATTATCAACAGTACTCGGTGGTCTTTATGCTACGTTTGAGTTTTATAAAGATTACATGAACATGAAGGATGCTATCGCTAATTATGTAAGCCCTGATTTTACTGCTATTGAGACACGATTGACTAAGTTAGAAAAGAGTCAAGAAAGTTTAGTCATACTGGTTCAACAGAATCAAGACATGACCCGCGGTATCAGAAGTGATCTAAAAGCGGATATAGATCGTGTCGAAGCGGCAGTTGATGCAGCCGAGCGTAGAGGTCGTGAGTTAGACCGTGATACTCGTGGTTTTGTGAATCAAAGCGATAAGCGTTTAGGTGATACTGAGCGTGATCTACAGAATAGAATCAGAGCCCTAGAACGTGAGTCAGATGCTAAATTGAAGGAACTTGAGAGAAAAGTAGACGACAAGATCAAGAAGGCTTGGGAAAATCCATTAGCAAAATAATACGTAAATAAATATCTACATGATACTATATACTAATGGATGCAGTTGGACTGCGGGTGGGGGACTAGAACCACATTTTATTCATGCCCATAATGGTTTACCTGACCATGATAGAAGGCTTTCTTTATTATGGCCACATCACCTAGGGTCATTATTACATGCTGATGAAGTTTACAACCTTGCTAACGGTTGTGGAAGTAATCAACGTGTATTAAGAAAAACTTATAATTGGTTGTTAAGCAAAACACCCGAAGAATTAGCGCGGACTGTTGCTGTGATTCAATTTACTGAGTGGTCTAGATTTGAAAAATATGATCCACTCAGTACTAAAGAAGCATGGGAAGATAATCAGGCTTACTGGGTTAATTGTAAGATCGATGTAGTTTGCACAGACATACAATATACTTACGATAGGCATCATAGAAGCCTAGGAAGATTGCGAGAACTCAGGGAAGAGGCTACAAGAAAGATATCAGAAACTCATCCTATAGAAGATTTTTATAGAACTATCAGTTATGCTTATGCACTCAAAGGAATGTTTGATGCTTTTGGGGTGAAAGAATTTTATATTTGGCATCAAAGTCATTTATGGCATAATTGGCCCGAACATCACAGGGATGCGTTATACAATAACTTCAACGTGTTAGACGATATCAGAGATCCTAAATTACACCATGCTAAACCATTTTGGGAGTATGGTAGGGTGAGTGGCGAAGATCCACATCCGGGAATTCAAGGACATATGCAGTTAGCATTATTGATACGTGATGCTATGGTTGCCAAAGGGTACAAAGTATAAATACTACAATGCGCACAGAAGATTTCGTCAGATCCAGAGCAGACATACCTAGCGAAGTAAATAAATTTGCTAAGTGGGCATGCGGCAAACTCAATATTAGCGATCCGCCCAAGATTGAATTAAGCATGGATACGGAAGAAGCCCAGAATAACCATCATACCGGTGGGCATATGATCGGTGGAGATACTATTTGGGTTTATGCTAAAAATCGAAACCTTGTAGACATATTACGCACCGTATTTCATGAATTGGTTCACGTTCGTCAGGGTGAATTAGACATGGTCGATCACGGGGACAGTTATCCCGGCAGCCCAGTCGAGAGCATGGCAGATATGCTAGCCGGAAAATACATCAAGATTTACGGCGAAAAGAATCACCACATTTTCCAATAAAAGTTGCAAATCCATATCCTATATCGTATAATATAGGTATGATCCAATTACTTCATAAGTTGCCTCGAAAAATCACTGTCGCATTTAGCGGTGGTGTGGATAGCGTTGCCATCTTAGATTTTCTGAGCAACAATCATGAAGTTGATGCGGCATTTTTTCATCACGGTACTGAAGCCAGCGACAATGCTTACGACTTTGTTTTCCATCATTGTAGTAGTAGAAACATCTCATTACATATTGGTTATATCCGTAACGAAAAACCCAAAGATCATAGTTGGGAAGAACACTGGCGCAATGAGCGTTATCGTTTCTTAGAACAATTTGAATATGTTGTCACTGGTCATCATTTGAACGACTGCATTGAGACATATATTTGGTCTGCTATGCACGGAGAACCTAAAGTTATTCCCGATACACGTAAAAATGTACACAGACCTTTCTTGCTAAATCCCAAACAAGAATTCATTGACTGGTGTATGCGTAAAGGGTTAGAGTGGAGAGAAGACAAGTCTAATCATGACGACAAGTACATGCGAAACTATATTAGGAAGCATATGGTCGAGCATGTATATCATGTCAATCCCGGTATTGAGAAAGTCATCAAAAAATTAATCCTAGATGCTAGTCAGCCTAAATAAAAATCAATGGTTATGGGCTTATATCTATGAAAAGGTGGATAGTATGGATCCTGAATTCAGGAACTATCTAGTTACTAATTTTTCTAAGACTAGACCCGAAGAGATAAAAACGCAAGTACTTAGGAAGTTTGAAACATTTGGTTATAAAGTAAAACTCACAAGTTCCAAAGATGCAATCATTTCCATGAAAGAAGAGGAATATATGTTCCTAAAACTGAAATATCAATAGGTTTGGACGTAAAAAGTTTGACTTATTTACAACAGTGTAGTATACTAACTAATTCACATAGAGGAGTAATCTAATGTCAACACGCACTTTTAATAACGAAGCAAAAATCAAACTCACGCAACTTATCAACGAGGGCATGGCAGTCATGCAAGAAGTTGAGACATTGCAAGAGGGCCTGACTGATACAGTCAAGGCTATCGCAGAAGAACTTGAAGTCAAGCCAAGCATCCTTAAGAAGGCAATTCGCGTAGCCTATAAGGCACGACTAGGTGAGACTAACAAAGAAAACGAAGAACTCAACACTATCTTGGAGACAGTCGGGAAAACATTGTGATCGATATTTTTCGTGACGTTTTCAATTGGATACTTGACGATTACAGATCCAATCGATTCCGTTTCTTCATAGAAGTCATAGCCTGGATGATCAGCATAGGCTGTTCATTATTGATGGCATTGACTGTACCTAATCCACCTTTAGTATTGTTATACACATTGTGGATAATGGGGTGCGCTATGTATGCATGGGCTGCATGGACACGTAGTAGTTTTGGCATGTTAGCAAATTATATGTTGTTGACGGTCATAGACACTGTAGGATTAGTGAGGGTATTGAATGCCTAGATTAGTGACGTTCGGGTGTTCTTTTGTATATGGACACGCACTACCAGATTGTCATATACCCCCTAATCTCCCGGCACTGACACCTAGCAAGTTGGGCTGGCCCAACATGGTCGCTAATAAACTGGGAATAGAGTGTGTCAACCTAGCCAATGCTGGTATAGGTAATCTAGCGATCATGATGAAGGTTCTTAAAGCAGAACTATATCCTGACGATATAGTTATCACTGCCTTCTCATATTTTGATAGGTATTTCTGTCATCAATTTAATGATATGTCAGAAGGAAACGCTACGTTGATTAACAAGGACACGCCTGAGCATAAAAGATTGATAATGTCCGAGATCGATGAGCCTTTCTTGAAAGAAAAATATTATTGGTACAATTGGTTAGCCATACAGCACGTAGAGTTGTATCTGACCTCAAGAAATATAAAGAATTTTTATTTTCATGGTGTACAAGATGGTTGTCAAGAAAGACCACCTAGCACACTGAATCTAAAAAATTTCTGGGATATGATATTGATAATGGATGACTATGCATTAGACGGCAGGCATCCCGGTATGGAAAGCAACAGGTTGCAAGCAGAACAAATTTATAATAGAATAAAGAATGAGTTACGTTGACGCGATTCACGATAGAGACAGCGACAGGATATTTGTCGTAGAGCGACAGCCTGACGGCAAGCGCACATACAACGAGTTTCCTGCCAACTATACTTTGTATTATACTGACCCTAAGGGTAAATATCGCAGTATATATGGCGATCCCATATCACGCTTCAGCACAAGAAAGCGTACTGAGTTCGAAAAAGAAAAACGAATCCACAGCAATAAGAAACTGTTTGAATCGGACATCAATGTGGTGTTCCGCTGTCTAAGTGAAAACTACTTAGGCAGTGAGCCTCCAAAACTCCATACATGTTTCTTTGACATTGAGGTAGACTTTGACCCAGAGAAGGGCTTTAGTCCAACGAGTGATCCTTTCAATCCGGTCACGGCTATCTCAATGTACTTGGATTGGCAAGATACACTTGTCACACTTGCTATCCCGCCCAAGCACATGAGCGATGAAACTGCGCATGACTTGACTACTGACTTAGGTAATACTATATTGTTCAGGTCAGAGATTGAGATGTTTGAGACATTCTTTGAGTTGATCAAAGATGCAGACGTACTCACAGGCTGGAACTCAGAAGGATACGATATACCCTACATGGTCAATCGTGTCACACGTATCATGAGCAAAGATGATACACGCAAATTCTGCTTGCTTGGGCAGACTCCTAAATCAAGGACATATGAACGTTTCGGCAAAGAAGAAGTGACATATGACCTTGTTGGTCGTATTCATATGGACTATCTACAGTTGTATAAGAAGTACAACTACGAAAGCCGTCACAGTTATAAACTAGATTTCATCGGTGAGATGGAAGTCGGTGAGAATAAGACACAGTATGAAGGTACTCTTGACCAACTCTATAACAAGGACTTCAAGAAGTTTATTGAATACAACAGACAGGATACTATGTTGCTTGTAAAGATCCACAACAAACTCAAGTTCCTTGATCTTGCTAACGCACTAGCGCATGAGAATACAGTACTGTTGCCAACAGTCATGGGTTCAGTAGCGATGATTGAGATGGCTATCATGAACGAAGCGCATGAGCGCGGCATGATGGTTCCTGATAAAAAGAGAAATGCAAAAGAAAGTGATATGGCTGCAGCCGGTGCATATGTCGCTGTGCCAAAGAAAGGCATACACGAATATGTGGCTGCTATCGATATCAACAGTCTGTATCCTAGCGCCATTCGTTCATTGAACATGGCTCCCGAGACTATCGTTGCACAATTGCGTCCTACATTGACTGAGCATCACCTCACTGAGAAAGCACGAAGATTAGCAAGCGAAAAGAAACGCTATGACGAAGATGATGATCTTGAGATGAGTTCGTTGCTTTGGGAAGGCTTGTTCGGCAGTCTTGAATATGAAGCAGTCATGAATCAAGAGCGTGGTACTATGCTCACAGTTGACTTTGAGAGTGGCGAGAGCGTAGAGATGTCTGCGGCAGAAGTATGGAAATTGATCTTTGACAGCAACAAGCCATATATCTTGAGCGCGAATGGTACTATCTTCCGTAGCGATCAAGAAGGCGTGATCCCAGGACTATTGACACGCTGGTATAGTGATCGTAAAGACATGCAGAAGAAGTTAAAAGAGAGCAAAACGAAAGAAGATATCGAATACTGGGATAAGCGTCAATTGGTTCGCAAGATTTTGCTTAACTCTGCATATGGTGCATTGTTGAACGAGCATTGTCGTTTCTATGATAAGCGCATAGGTCAGAGCGTCACATTGAGTGGTCGCCAGATTGTGAAACATATGAGTTCGCATATCAATGAGATCATTGCAGGCAAGTATGATCATACTGGTGATTCAATCGTTTATGGTGATACTGACTCATGTTACTTTAGCGCGTATCCTATTTTAAAAGAACAGATCGCTAATAACGAAGTCGAATTCAATAAAGATTTGGCTGTTGCTCTATATGATAGTGTCGCTGATCAAGTCAACGAAGGCTTCCCCAGTTTCATGGAACGGTCATTTCATGTGCCCCGCAAATTAAGCGTTATCAAAGGTGGTCGAGAACTTGTCGGTGATCGTAGTTTGTTCATCACTAAGAAGCGTTATGCTATCAACATCTATGATAAAGAAGGTAAGCGACTAGACAAAGATGGGAAGCAAGGCAAGATCAAGGCTATGGGTCTTGACTTGAAACGAGCAGATACTCCCAAGTATGTGCAAGACTTCTTGTTTGAAGTGCTTGAGATGGTCCTCGCAGGTAAGACTAGAGAGGATGTCATTGAACGCATCAAGCAATTCAAGATCGAACTTGGTAAGCAAGATAGTTGGACTAAGGGTTCGCCCAAGAGTGTCAACAACTTAACTACATATGGTGATCTTGAAGCAAACAGCAAGACTGGTAAAGCGAACATGCCCGGACACGTTCGCGCGGCATTGAACTGGAATTATCTACGCCGTGTAAATGGTGACAACTATAGCATGAAGATGGTCGATGGTATGAAGGTAGTGGTATGTAAACTAAAGCCTAATCCGTTGAACTTCACAAGCATAGCATATCCCACTGATGAATTGCGATTACCAAACTGGTTCATAGAACTACCATTCGATGATAGTGCTATGGAAAAAACATTGGTCGATAAAAAGATCGATAACCTTCTAGGAGTGTTGAATTGGGAACTAGAAGAGAACACAGACACCAATTCGACATTTGATGATTTGTTTAGTTTTGGATGACAA